GCCGCAAGTAGGCGCGCATGGCCGCAACCTGCTCTGCGGTCATGGTATCGCCATGTAGATACGCCTCGATGGCAGGGCGCAGCACGCCGCTTGTCTCGTCCATCCAAAAACCGGGCGCGCTCATGTCAGCGCCACGACGATCCAGACGATGCCCATGACCGCGGCCCCGCAGAGCACCCCCAGCACGACAAGCAGGCGCATAGCGCCGTCGATGTCCGGGACCATCATGGCTTGCCCCGCGGCGGCACCAGCGAGCCGGGGTAGCCGTCCTCCTCCTGAAAGTGGTGCCCGGCCTCCCACGGCCCGGTGCGGGCAACTTCGCCCTCGAACAGGCGGCGGAGGTAGTAGGTGTCTCGCCAGGGGTACGCGCTGCCGCAGGCCTGGCACCAGACGTAATGATCGCGGCCTTGACCGTCCTCGCTCTGCCGCTCGGCGAACCATTGCCAACGGCAACCGCTCGCTTGGCAGGACATCTCGCGGCGCAGGAACGCGGCGAAGCCGGGGCCGACGTCTTTAATCGGTGCCGAATGCTGTGACTCTCCCTCCCACGGCCCGGTGCGGGCGGCCTCGCGCTGGCAGCGGGTCAGCACCTTGTCGATGACGGAGCGGGCGAGAACTGGCAGCAGTAAATCGAAACGGTCGCGCTCGGTGAGTAGCCCACGGCCCTCATGCCAAAGCTCAAGGGCGTAGTCGATCCCGGCGGGGCTGGTCAGATTGTCGTAGATCGCCTCGGCGAGGTCGCGCTCGCGCTCGCTCATGGCGGCGCCTTCCGCGTAATCGCGGCATCTCGGGCAAGGAGTGCGTCATCTAATGCGATGAATTCCTCGCCGGGGCTTGCCTCACGCGGTGATTGGCGAAGCCTGCTGCCACGGGTCGCGAGCCCGTCCGGTCCGGATGTGTTGGCCGCGCTCCAACATTCGGAGAGCGCGTACTTATGCGGGCACGGCCTCGGCGCCTCGCTCGGCGCGCAGGTGCAAGAGCGCAGCCGCGTCCGCGCCCTAGCGCGCTGCATCGCCTCCAGCACGAGCGACGGCGGCGCCGGGTGCGGCCCGAGCGGACACAGGCTCACATGCACGACCAGGCCCTCCGTGGTGCGCTGCGGGCAGCGGCAGCCGGCGATGGCGGCCACGCGCTCGCGCTGCAATTCGGCCATGCGCTCGGCGATGCCGGGCTGCTCGCACATCGGGAGCCGGCCGCTCATGGCAGCACAAGACCGGGGCCGGGGTAACCCTCATTAGTAATGAGGGTTGTTTCATCCGCATCAAGCCGCGTCAGGCCAACACGAAATGGACCTGGCGGCATCGGGTCGTTGCGACCGATCTCGCCCAATCCGCTCATCGCACGTTTCCGGACGATCTCGGCGCGGATCGCCTCGGCGAGGTCGCGGTCGTCGCTCAATCCGCCTCCAGGCTCAGCGAGCGCAGCTGGTAGTGCAGCCGCTCGGTCTGCCGCAGGAAGTCGAGGAGGGCGGCGTAATCGCGGGCCACCGCATTCATCGCGCCGCCATCCACATGCTCGACGGTCAGCCGGTAGCGCTTGCCGGCCTCGGGAAGCACTTCCACCCTGCCGCCCCGCAGTTGCGCCTTCTGCCCGGTGGCCAACCGAATCTCGGTCATCGGCGACTCATTATATATACCGCGGCAGCGCTCACTCGGCAGCGTCCCGGTCGGTCGGCTCCACCACTTCCTGCAATTTCGGCCGGCTCGGCCCCCGGTGCTTCGCCATCTTCCGCACGCTGTGAGCCGTCACCACGGCCTCCAGCTGCATATTGGCCAGAACCGAGCGCAGGTCTTCGATAGCCTCCCCGACCTCCTTGGAACCCAGTATCCTGGCCCGCTCCAGCTCGCTGTCCGGCGCGTCTCCGGCGAAGAGTATCTCGATCCGGTGGGTGGTCACGGCCTCTCCTTCTCTGTCTTCGGAGAATTTAGCCCGACTTTCGACCGCCCACAAATGGAAAGGCCCGCAACAGGGGAGCTGCTGCGGGCCTCTCGCGTGCGCCCTTGACCTTTGGGGGGATCTGGCGCGTGGTGTCGGACCAACCACGGGGACACAGGTGTCAGATATGCCAGATTCGACCCAAAAGCAAGGACCCGGCTGATGGCATGAGCAGGAACGCAGCCCATTGGTGGCGCGATCTTCGGATCAGACTCCACTTCCTCGGCAGTAAACGGCTCGATGACGGCCAGTGGCCGGTCGCGCTCAAGCTGGCAGAGGAACGTTTGATGTCGCCGCAGGACGCGGCCGACATCGTTCACGCAGCACGACAGGCTCAGCCATGACAAACAAAACCCCGGAACTGGACGATTCCGGGGCTTTGCCTGCTTGACCCGGTCGCAGATCCGGCTCTAAGCTGATTTCTGGTCAACGGCGTGCTAGCGCCTCGCAGAAATAACCAATGACAGATAGACAATCCCCACCGAGAAGGCAAGCCTGCAGCGAAGCCTTCTTGGCCGCCAGGGAATTGCTCTTCGAGACAGTCCTCGAACGCCAGGTTCGCTCAGGCGAGGTTGTGATGCGCCTCAGCACGCCCACCGTGACAGGTGGCAAGTGCGCCGCCGGCCACTCCCTCGACGACGAGATCCCGTTTTGATGAGCAAGGTCGCACAGCTGCGGCCGGAGCCAGGCATTGTCTGCCGGCGATTGGCGCGCGTGGACAAGGGGTCGCTGATCGGCTCGTGCGATCTGGAGATCGTGCGCTGGCACCTCCTGCTCTACGGCTGCACCTGGGTCAACGGCAAGAACGGCGAGTTTATCGGGTTGCCGTCGCAGCGCTACGTTCAAGACGGAAAAGCTTCGTATAAGCCCTTGATTCAATTCTCGTCCAAGGAAGCGTCCAGGCGTTTTCAGGAAGCGGCTCTGGCAGCCGTCAGGCTGATGGCGCGATGAGTGAGTTTCGTGGCTCCCGGCGGCTGATGGCCCGCGCCCGGGACGCGAACCGTGTCAACCAGACCCGGCGCACCACCACGTCGCTATCCAAGGACGAGTTGGCCCTGAAGAAGCGCCTCGCCCGCGAGGCCGCGCTGGCAGGCTCGGCCCCGTACGACAGTAGCCCACGCTTAGTAAAACAGGCCCCGAAGCAGCAGGCGTAGAGTTTATCGGCTGGGTTAAAGGCCCATTGCCGTCACCGCCTGCCGCCAGCGATAGCTGGTCCGCCGCCCAACAAAAGACCCAGCCGGCTCTCGGCTCGCGCTCGCCCCGCGTACCCCCGAGACCGTACAGGATCACTAGAACGCATACGCATGTCGTGCGCGCGGCCCGAAGCGCCTCTCCGGATTGAGCGAGAGAACGCACAACCGCGCCGGGGGATGTCGCCCCGAACAAACGGACAGGCCCATAGGGGGGTGGGGCGGCCTGTGCCCGCAACAAGCCGGAAACGTCTGCCCTTGCGGAAACGCAAGGGAAGATGCTGCCAAAAAGGGGCATGTGTGGCGACCCGCCTCCCGCCCTTCGGGCTGCCGACCGCACCACCGTATAGGCGACCAACTCGCAGGGACAAGAAAAGGGCTGCCAACAAGGCGACCCCGACAGCCGCCGTCCCGGTGAAAGACCCCAACCGTCCCAGCTGGTGGTGCGGCCAGTAGGGCGAAGCCCGGGGATCGAGACCACCACAACTCCCACACCCATCGACGGTCTCGAAAACCCGCCCAGGTTGTGACGGGCGCCCCAACCGACAGCGCCCGATTTCGAAAATCGCCGGCGGTTTGTGAGAGGGCTCGGCTACAGGCGATCTTCGATTTCGAAAACCGTCTCCGGTTTGAGAGAGGTCTCTCAATTTTCCCGCCGCCGTCACCGGATGCGGCAGAATTCCCGAACGGAACGGGCCGACGCGATGTCGCTGGAAGCCCGAGGGAAGCCCGGCAGCTGCCGAGTGTCGGAAAGTGGCGGAAACGTTGGGGTTTGTGGCTTGGAGCTACCGTTGGCTACGCTGTAACTGCGCCCGCGCGAGGGGCGGAAGGGACAGGGAACCTGACCTATTTGGTGACGTCGGACTTGACCTAACCGGGTAGGTGGTGGCACTCACGCGAGGGTGCGCACACATCATGGGCCTACCGAGTTCTGCGGTGCTCGCAACCGATCTGGTTTGCCGTGTCGGCACCGGCCGATGGTCAACCGTCGGCGGTGCAAGCTGCATGGCGGGGTATATCGGGTAGGGGTCCACGCTCGATCGACCGCGGCCTCGCGCTTGGTCATTCGGGCTCGGCAGGGTTTATTCAAGGCATTTGGGTTAGCGTGGTATGGGGGTCGGACGCCTGGTGTAGGGAAGGTAGTGCGACGGATGGACGAAGCGTTGACGTTGACGGGTCAGGTATTGGAGGTTCTGGAGGATACGGCTGTGTTGCCGGCGATTGGTGGTCGTGAGCATTCGGAGACGTTGCACGACGGTTCGTTGCGTGGGTTGGTATTGCAGCGGGATACCGTAATATTGGTCCAGCGTGAGATTGACGCGGCGATGGCGGCTGGTGCGGGGGCGTCGTCTGTGGTTGACGACAAGGGTCGGGTTGTACCGACGGCGGCGATTGACGTGAAGTTGTTACGGGCGGGGAACGAAGCGGCTCGGATGCTGACGACATTAGCGGTGCGTGTGGCGGAGGGGGCGTTCAAGGCACAACAAGGCTCCCAGCTGGTTCAATTGCTGGAAGCCTTGAAGGCGGCGCAGGAGAAGAAGCGGGGTTGAACCCCGCGTTTGTTATCCTAGCGAGGAACCGGCGCGATAGGCGGCGGCATTACGCGCGGGCTTGCCGGCTTTTGCAACATCGCGATAGTGGTGGTGCACAAGAGATTGCACGGCAGCATCTAGCGACAGGTGAAAGACATCGAAGCTGTCTCGGTTGGCGAGCCAATAGACGCCGACGGGCTTGCCGCGCGACCACCCGTCGGTGAATAGCGATACGGCACCGATATACTTACCATCGATATGGATGGCGTGGTCGCGCGGACCGAGGTTGGTGATCGTGTAAGGCATGAGTGAGTCTCCGTGGTTGGTGTCCTTAATATAGGGGATTTATATACTTTACTCCCTTGGCCTCAAGCGGTATAATCGCCGCAGAAACCAAGGATGGATGAGCCGTGAGCCGTAGCACCATATCGACCTTTCAACTGTTCCAGATGATCCCCGATGCGGAAACCGCGCGCGTCTATCTGGAAAGTCGCCTGTGGCCCAATGGGCCGCGTTGTCCTGTCTGTGCCTCTGGCGAGAGGATTACCGTTCGCAAGGGCGGATATTACCGCTGCGCCGCCTGCCGCGAGGACTTCACGGTTCGTACTGGCACCATCTTTGAGAGGTCGCACGTGCCGCTGCACAAGTGGGTTTACGCGATGTACTTGCTCGTGACGGCGCGCAAGGGCATCAGCAGCATGCAGTTGGCGAAAGAGATCGGCGTTACCCAAAAGACTGCATGGTTCATGCTGCACCGGCTCCGGGAAGCCTGCGGCACCAAGCTCCAGAAGCTGGCCGGGATCATCGAGATTGATGAAACCTATGTCGGCGGCATCGAAGCCAACAAACACGAGCGCAAAAAACTGAGAGCCGGTCGAGGCACAGTCGGCAAGACCGCCGTCATCGGCATGCGGGAGCGTGGCGGCAAGACAATCGGCAAGGTCGTTACTGCCACTGATCAGGAAACCGTGCATCGGGTTATCCATGAGAACGTCGAGGTCCGCTCGACCCTGCATACCGATGAGTTCGCAGCCTATCGTGGCCTTGGCGGGCTGTTCTTCGATCACGAAACCGTCAATCATGGTGCCGCAGAATTTGTCCGCGACGATGTGACGACCAACAGCATTGAGAGCGTGTTTGCCGTTCTCAAGCGCGGGCTGATCGGCGTCTATCATCACGCCAGCCCTAAGCATCTGAGCCGGTACGTCGATGAGTTTTCGTTCCGGCTGAACGAAGGCGACGTTAAGCGCCATACGCTGGACCGCCTCGACAGCTTCGTTGTTGGCGCGGCTGGCAAGCGCCTAACATACAAGGCGCTCGTCCAGTGACCTACACGCTCTCTCCCGATGGGAAGGCAATCACCTGCCATAAGTGTGGGATGACCAGCCACAATCTGAATGACGTAGAGAAGCATTATTGCAGTAAGTGCCGCGTCTTTCATGATGACATGAAGGTGCTCGACGCCATCGCGGATATCGTTCTTGCCTATCGAAAGCCGAAGTCATGACACTCGCCGCCTCCCAAAATCCATCAGAGCCATTTCGTAACCTTGCATTATGGGTACGCGCCCTACAACAAGAGCCTGCGTTGAAGGACTATCAACTGGAACTAGGCATCATGGCTAAAAAGCTCTCTGATGCCCATGACGTGTTCTTTTCGCTTGGTGAGATGATGACAATTTGGCGTTCGGCGCGGATGCTGGATCACCATCCCGAGTACCTGGGTGCATTTGAGCGGGCGCAGACGGCTTATCGAGCGGCCCGTGGCGAGCCATTACCCAACCTCGCAACAGAGGATGAACAAGATGCACCGGTCACACATGAGCAATGAGCTTTTAGAGTTAATGCGGCGACAGTGGCAAGAGCTTTTCCGGGGGATGCCGGCACGGGACACGCAACGGATACTGCGGCAAATGCCGTGTGGTGAATGCCATCTGGCTGATGGGGAAACCTGCGACATCTGCGGAGCATATCATGCGGCGAGAGAGTTCAATGATCCGTAAGCACGAGACATACCTTGGCGATGGTGTCTATGCCTGGACTGACGGTTATCAACTATGGCTTAGGACGGAACGAGATGATGGCGAGCATACAATCGCTCTTGAGCCTGCCGTATTTGCTGCGCTGATAACATACGAGAAGAGGTTACGAGTGCCACGGGAGTCAAATATATAAGTCCCTAATATAGGGCATTGCGTCGGCTTTAGGTGTTTCGAGATGTTTCAAGGTGTTTCAGGCATCTGAAACAAGATGAAACATGATGAAACACCGTTGGGGAATAGATTGGACTATCTCTGTGGGATCAACCACGGAGATACGCTATGTCCGATCTTTTCCACTTAGCTCTTAAATCGCGCAACGAGAAAACAGGTCCGATCCCAGTCTCGACAAGTCCGGCTAATACTTGCCCGGATTCTTGTCCGTTTAAGAAGCGGGTCGTCGTCGTAGACGATGCCGCCACGGAAGAGGGCGGCGGGTGTTATGCGGCTGGCGGGCCTTTGGCCATGCATTGGGCGCTGGTTAGTGCTGGCAAGCGTGGCGTGCCGTTTGATGCATTCCTGGCCAGTGTTAGTGCATTGCCGGCGCTGCAGCTGTGGCGTCACGATCAGGCGGGTGATTTGCCGGGGCGGGGTGATGCTATCGATGCCGATGCATTGATGCGGCTAGTTGGGGCGAACCGTGGCAAGCGGGGGTTTACCTATACCCATAAGCCGCTGAGCGTTCCGGGCAATGCGGCGGCGGTCGCGGCCGCGAATGCCGGCGGGTTTACCGTCAATCTGTCGGGCAACAACCTGGCGCATGCTGACGAGCTGGCCGATGCGGCGGTCGGGCCCGTGGTTAGTGTCGTATCGATGGAATATCAGCGGCGGGAGAGCGGGTCTGGCAAAAACCATCAATGGCTAGAATCATTGGCGGAATATCGGGCCCGCATTGCGGCATTGCCGCAGGTGACACCGGCGGGCCGGCCGGTTGCGGTTTGCCCGGCAACCTACCTGGACGACAAATCGTGCGCCAATTGCGCGCTGTGCGCTGTGCGCGACCGCAAGGTGATCGTGGCGTTTCCGGCCCATGGGTCGGGCAAGGCGAAAGCCGATAGCGTGGCGCGCGCCTAAGGAGGCGCGCTGCATGTCACCCCATCAGACCAACCACAAGGATCATGGATCATGGCGAAATACATGGCGAAATACACGGCGGAGATATCGGGGCACTCGTGGCGACAAGGGCCGGTCGCCGAATTCGACACGGTGCGCGAGGCGCGGCAATGGGCCGAGAGCTACGGTCGGACGGCGGACAGATGCACGATCCGCGACGCCAGGGGTCGGGAGGTTGGGCTGCATTGCCGCGACACGGCCGGCAACGGCATGCGCTGGTTTCGGGCGGGGCTAGGCCGATGAGCGGGGATGACGGGGTTTATGACCGGCCCAAGGGCGAGAGAGCGCATGCGGAGGCCGCCTATGCGATGTTGGCGCGGTCTCTGGACGGCACCGTCGCCGATGGCGAATGGTGCCTGGAGCTGGCCGCGCGGCGTCTGGAGCAATGGGGCGATCCGGGGCTGGCGGACCAGGTGCGGGCGCTGTGCGAGGGGTGGTACCCGGTGGATTCGGAGATTCGGGCGATGATGGTCCGGGTCGAGGAATTGATCGAGGCGCCGGAGCCGGCCATGACCGTCATCGGCTCCTTGGATGGCATTACGGGCACAGGGGAGAAGGACAATGGCTGAGGCAGGGCGAGACGAGGCATTCGAAGCGGTTATCGAGGAGATAACGCGGCAGCAGCGTGAGGCTGGGATGCCGTTTGAAGATGCGCTGAGGCTAGAGCGGCTGATCGTGACCTATGGCAGCTTTTGTGCCCGCGAGGCGCGGGAACGGGCCTGGGATTCGGCTCAAACAAATTTGATGTCGAGTGACTGGAGGCCGGCCGGCAAGACAACAAAGTTTGTCCCGTTGTAGCTGATGGCTCCGGTAGTGCTATGGTAGGCGACCAATGCCGGATTGGCAAAGATCGAGCTACTAAGCTGCACCGTATCGTTGACACTGTTGAAATCAAAACAGGTGTCGACGTTGTTCTTCCCCAACGGTGTGCTGAAGGCGATGGTGTCGTGACCATTGCCGGTGACAAGGGTGTCCCTGTTGCGTTTGCCGTCGAGGAAATCGTTGCCGTCGCCGCCCACCAGCGTGTTCCGGCCAGGGCCGCCGATCAGGACCAGATCGGGGGGTGGCGGAACCACCTCGAACGGGTGCGACTCATCCAGCACCGGGGCTGCGGTGAGGAAAATTGTTCCAGTATCGTTGACAGGAAGCTGGGCGTCGGTCAGGCCGAACACGTCGTTGTTGCTGAATGTCGGAACGACACTGGTAAAGTTGAACAGGGCGCGGTCACTGGCGCTGTCGTTGTTGTTAATGATCACGTTGTTGTCGATGACGAGGCTGTTGCTGCTCCAGAGCAACCCCTCTGCACCATAAGCGATCAACGCCGGGTTTTGCGTATTGGTCCCTTGCTCGATGACGTTGCCGGTGATCGTGGCGTTGCCGCCGTTGGCTATATCGATATTGTAGCTGCCCGACCCGTCCTCGTTCTGAATGCGGTTGTTGATTATCGTCGTATTGGCAGCCCGTGATTTGATTTCGTGACCGACTAGGGTGCCGTGGAAATAGCTGTCGGTTATAGTGACGCTATTAATTGCGCCAACATATAACCCGTGAGTATTACCGACGCCATTGCCATTAAAAGCAAACTCGCAATTATCAATGACTAGATCGGAACTTGGGTCGCTGGCCGTCAGTATTCCATTTTCATTATCGTGAAAATAGCAGTTGGCGAGGGTCAGATCGCCGGTTTGCATGCGAATGCCGGCGCCGTTGGCGTCCGGCACGGCAGCGCCGCTAAACTCGAACCCGTTGATCGTGATATTGCCGTCGGTGGTGAAGATCGCCTTGCCGTCGGGCGGCGGCACCGTGGCCTGCATGTGCACCATGCCGCCGACCGCGGTCAGCGTGATGTCGGTGGTGATGTGGGCGAAGTCGTTGGTGTAGGTGCCGGCATCGACCAGGATCGTGTCGCCGTCCGCCGATGCTGCGATGGCGGCGGATACGGTCTGGAACTCTTTGTCTGCGCCAACGGTCAGCGTGGTCATGAACGCACCCTGGTTATCGTCGGGGGGTTATCGCAGGAGTGGCGGCGGAGCCGCTAGTCGGCTAGTCGGTGTAGCCGTAGCGCGCGCTGGCGGCGGCGACCTCCGGGGCGTTCATGTGATACACCCCACGCTCCCAGCGTATCGGCAATTCCAGGTCGGCGGGGCCGTAATTCGACTTCCTCGACGACAGCATGAGGCCCAGCGCCTTGTCTTTGTGTAGGTAGAGCCTCGATCTGACGCCGTTGTGCCAGGCGACCGAACCGGATTCGCCGGTGCCCAGCGCCTGCCCGGCGGCCGAGGGGTGCTTCACCAGGATGACGGCGCCCTGGATCGCCACGGCGAGCCGGCGCAACTGGTTGAGGAACTGCACCACCTGCTGCTCGTCGTTCTGATTGCCGCCAAAGGTCTGCGTCGCGGTATCGATGACGACGTAGGTAATCCCCTCGTCCAGGCACTTATGTAAGAGCCGCTCGAACAGGGTCGTAGGCTGCATCCGCCACTCTTTCTTGTCGAGGCGGGAGAGCGTGTTGTCGAACCCGACGCGCGGCGCCAGCCAGAGGCCGGCTTCCGCTATATCGGTCATCGAGAGGCCGACCGAGCGGTTGATGTCGTATTGCCGCCGCCATAATTCGTCGCCGTCATCCTCGGCGCCAAAGAATAAGGCTCGCCCCGCTTGGCATTGGAGCCCCAGAAACGGCCAGCCGAGGACGACCGAGGTGAGCAACTGCTGCATGAGTAACGATTTTCCCGCCCCGCCCGGGCCGGTCAGCAGCATGACGCTGCCGCGCACGAAACACTTCTCGACGAGCCAGTCGCGCCGGGGCGGGGTCTTGCCCTCCCAGCGCATCGGCGACAAGAGATCGAAGGAATCGGAAGGACGCGCCTCCCGCAGCCGCTCGACATCGGCTCTCGCCAGCATGTTGCCCCCCTCAACATGAATGTTTGGTGACGCCCCTTCGCCGAGCCTATTCCCCCCGGAGATAGCTCCGCAAGACGCCCTCCTCGGCCTCCTCCTCGCTCAGCGCGGGCGGCCGAAACCACTCGTCGTAGCCGGCCAGCACCCGCTCCCGCCAGGCGATCGCCAGGACCGCCCAGCCGATTCCCTCGGTCAGGTAGCCCTCCAGGATCGGCTCGTGGCACGACACCCGGGCCTGCGCCAGGATCACGAGCAGCCCCTTCTCCAATTCGGTCAGGTCGGCCGCCATCAGCCGAGCCGCCATACCGACACAACCAGCGCCTCGGTCACGGCCACCCGCCGCACCTCGTATTCATCGACCCAGCGATCATCCAGGATGACCCGCTGCCGCACCAAGAGGTCGGCGATCGGCTTGATGGCGTTGTCGATGTCGCGGGTGCGGTTGAACGGCAGATCGATCTCGATCCGGCAGCGGCCGATCGGCTCGGGCGGCCGACCGGCCAGATTGACCGCATAGCCCGCCTCGGCGACCCAGGCCCGGTAGGCGTTGGTCTTGATCCGCTGCGTACTGCCGGCGCGGTTCGTGAACAGAGCATTGGCGGAGGGCGGCACGGGGAGCCGCAGACGCAGGTCCGGCTCACTCGGCCGCAACCCCATCGCCTCCCCCGCCAGCGGACTTCCGCCCGGTTGCGCGCCCCGGGGGCCTGCCGACCCGGCTCGGCACCGGCTCGACCTCGGCCCAGTCCGAGTATAGCCGGCGCACCGGGATGCCCGTCTCGATCGAGATTTTTTCCAGCGTGCTGGTCTTAAAAAACGCGCGCGGCTGCGCCGACCGCAGACCGCAGAGCGCGTAGATGCTTTGCGCGTTCATGCCCAAGCGGAGAGCGAACATCCGAGGCTTCTCGCCCCGGTCCGCCAGCCATGTAGCCAATTTCGTTGTCATGGACAGCAATGTATCTTTTCTGATTGACAGGCGCAATGGGCGAGATTACGTTCGCCGGCATCGTGGACGTAGACGTACACATCGAGGGCCGAGATGAACCATCTCGAGGAAATCGCGCTGAAGCACGCCAAGGCCTTGGGCCGTGCCGAGGCGGCACTGGCGTACATCGCCGCCATCGCCGACCGGCCGAACGAGGTGCGGGCGGCGGTGGCCGATGTGCAGGCCGAAATCACGCGGATTATCGCTGGCGGCGAGGTGGCGGAATGAGCGAACCTCAACTGCGCGGCAGACAACAGGCATTCCTGCCACGCTTTGAAGCTGGTTACGAGCCCGAACCCAACAGCGGATGCTGGATTTGGCTTCGGCGCCTTACGCCAAAAGGCTACGGACGCATCCAGCTGGGTGGGAGCGAGGTTTATGTCCATCGTGCCGCATGGGAGTTCTTCCGCGGACCAATCCCCGAGACGCTAGAAGTTGACCACTTGTGCGGCATGCGCTGCTGCGTCAACCCCGACCATCTGGAACCGGTAACGCACGCAGAAAACGTCCGGCGGAGCGCATCAGGCGAGGTTCTCCGCGCGATGATGCTGAGTAAGCCTGCATGCCCTAACGGCCACTCCTATGCCGGAGCGCCGCTGGATGCGAACGGGCATCGCATCTGCCTGATTTGCCGGAAGGCGCACTGGAAGCGCCGCAATGCCCGCCAGGGCGCAAAGCGGAGGCTCGCACGATGCTCGGGTTAAGCAAAGAGCAGCTCGCAGCGCGGCGCAAGTATGTTCAAGCCGGCGATGCCGCCAAAATAATGGCCGGGGAGTGGCGCTCGGTATGGCGTGAGAAAAAGGGACTTGTTGATGGCGAGGATTTGTCTGGCGTGCTTCCAGTTCAACTCGGCAGCATGACAGAGCCATTTAACCTAGCGTGGGCCGAGAGAACTACAGGCCGCGAGATCAACTACTACAGCGGCAACCCGCTGATGCGCCAGATATGGCTTGCGCTACACGGCCCCGACTCAGTGGCTCTCGGTCTATACGCCAGCATGAACGAGGTGGAGTTGCAGGTTAGCGAGGCTTACCCCTGGATGGCATGCAATTTGGATGGCATGACGACGACTCCGCAAGGACGCCCCTGCGTCATTGATGCCAAGCATGTCGGTCGCTCCGACGAAGCGATGCTTCTTCGTTATGCGCCGGGCATGGTGCATCAGGCGACGGTAGCAGGTTTCGACTGGTGGGCATTGTCAGTGCTGATCGGCAACTCGAAACACGAGGTTATCTACCAAGAAGTAGATCCCCTGTACCAGGCCGAGCTGATCGCCAAGGAGCGGGCGTTCTGGCGGCACGTCGAGGCCGACGAAGAGCCGCAAGACGAAGTGGCACCAGTCGCCGCACCCAAGCCCCAACCAAAGCGCCGCGAGATCCTCCTTGACCAAATGCGACGCGAGGACTGGCCGAACTGGAGTTCGGACTTTATCGGGCTGGCAAAAACCTTCGCCCAAACAAAGTCGGCGGCTGACCTGCACGCGATCACTCGCAAGGCTATGAGTGAATTGGTGCCGGAGGATATCGGCTTAGTCTCGGTTGGATTGGTCTCCCTTAAAAGAGATGGCAGGGGCACCACGATAAGCCTCAAGAGGGCGCCAGACGATGGGGAGGGGCCATGATGAATGACAGCGACAACGACGTTGTACTAAGGCCGTCGTTCAACAGCATCGATGCGGCGTGGCGCTCATTCGCCGGGAACATCCCGGAATTGGATAGCCCTAATACAATGGCTGCGTTTGCCGCCGGGGCCAGCGCGGCGCTATCGATCATCTACCGGAATGGTTTCGCGAACTTGAGTCGCGAGCTAAAACAAATCGAGGAGGAACTGGAGCATGGCTGACATCACATGGGCCGAGTTGAAGAGCAGCAACGTTGGCCGGGTCGCCTACGACAGCGACAACGACGAGCTGTTGATCGAGTTCAAGTCGGGCAGCGTATACGCCTACCCCTCGGCCGGCGAGGCGGCATACCAAGACCTTTTGTACAGCACTTCTCCAGGCCAATATGTTTCAAGATGGCTACGCGGCCAGCCTTCGAGAAAGGTGAAGTAAATGGCCGACAAGGACACGCTTGAGCGTATAGCGGCCAACCTTGAAGAGATCGCCGACGCGCTGGGTGACATCAGGACGATTCTCAAGAAGCTGACGACCCACGCATACGGTGACCCCAACAGGCCGCTTTTGCTTCACGTTTACGACGAAAGCAGGGGAGATAATTAAAATGAGCGACACAATCAATCCGGGGGTTGGCGAGATGGGCGGGTTCAGCCATCGCTGGTCGAACCCGGCGAACGAGATATTCGGCGCGCTGGCGAAGGCGCAGGCGGGCATCAAGAACGCGCTGCGCGACAGCACTAACCCGCACTTCCGCTCGCGCTACGCCGACCTCGCCTCGGTCAAAGAGGCGTGCTGGGAGAGCCTCACCACGGCCGGGATTGCGGTCGTGCAGATGCCGATCAACGACGGCCCGAATGTCGGCGTCGTCACGCTGTTCGCGCACGGCTCGGGCCAGTGGATCGAGGGCACGGTGTACGTCGCCCCGACCAAATACGACGCGCAGGGCGTCGGGAGCGTCATAACGTATTTGAGGCGGTACGCCCTGGCGGCGATGGCTGGGGTGGCGCCGGATGATGACGATGGCGAGGCGGCTGTGGGGCGTCCTGCCGAGCGTACAGCGCCTGCAAGCGGCAATGGGGCTACCCGTGCCCCGCAGCGTCTTGCACCCGCTCCAGCGCCCTCGGACGCCGCCGCTGAGGTATCGAAGCGCTGGCGGGAGCTGGCCCACGACATCGACCTCGAGGAGGACAAGGAGAGGCTTCGCATCGCCGAGTGGGCAGCGTTCCAGACGCTGGACCGGATGAGCGCCGAGCTGGGGCCGCCGGAGGTACACGCCGAGCGGATGGGGATGCTGCAAACCCGCGCTCAGAAGCGCCGCGAGCGTCTGGTCGGATCGCTCGAGCCGTTCGACCTGAACCGATGAGCACGCGCCTGGAAGCCTTGCTCGCGGGTCTGGTCCTGCTCGGCTTCGCCATCGGCTTGGCGATCTGAATGACCGCGTTCCTCGCCGCCGCGCACTTCGACACCTTCGAGTTGGTCGCCAGCCTGCGCACCCGCTTGGGTCTCTTCAAACAGGAGGAGGCCGGCGGCGCGAACATCTGCCCGGTGCGGCAGATGAAAGGCGAGAAGTGGACGCGGCCAGCCTATGCCGCGAGCGGCAAGTGGCCGGAATTGACCAATTTGCTGCAGCGGATCTCGCGCCTGGGCGAGGCGATGGGCGGCATCGAATTGGGCATGGTCGATCTGGAGCTATTGCCTTCCGGGGCCTGCATGAACTGGCGCAAGGACGACGGTCTGCCGTTCGAGCATGCCATCATGCTGCTGCGCACCTCGCCGGCGGTGACGCTCTTCGCCGGCTCCGAGGTTGCGGCCCCAGGCATCGGATTCCTCACGATCGTTTCACGGCGGCTGCCGCGCAGCGCCATCAACCTGGGCGAGGCGGCGGCGATCTGGCTGGCGCTCGATTTCCGCAGGCGAGGGGAGAAGACGGATGGCTGAGCTGGACGTATGTCAACCGTACCTAACACCTGTTAACTCTGCCGTACATCGGCGCCGCTAGAAAGCGGCAGAAATCCTAGAAAAAACCAGCGGTACGCTTGTTGCGTCACCTCGAATGTTAATCAAAGGAGTAACACCATGAAGTACGCACTTATGGCCGCCGTCGGGGCGCTCTTGGTCTACGCTTCGCCGGCTAACGCTGTCTTGCAATTCTCTGGTACGGTTGGTGGCAACGCCGTTTCGTGCCAGGATCAGAACGCTGCCTGCGACACCAACCCGACGGTCGGCATCCTGCAGACCAACGCTCAGGTGTTTGGCGGCGTGTCATTCCTGGGAAGCTCGCAGACTCAGGTTATTGGTGGTGTTAACAGCATCAATACGACGAGTTTCCAGATCGACAACCTAACTGGCGCGCCTATCAGCATTACGCTGGCAGTCGGAGGTACGGACTTCACTGGTCCGGTAACCGACCTCTCCCAATCTGGATCTGGGACGTTTCAGAACGCTATCGGGTCTGATATCACGATGACGTTCTATGCTGATACGGCTAACACTCAGGGGGCCGACACACCTCTTGATCTCCCTGGTGTGCAGCAGTCAACCAGTGGGTTGATTACCGCTACGACTATTGCCGACTCGTTCAACTTCAACTCGACATCGGTGTTTAACGACGCCGACCTCTACTCGATGACGTTGGGGACGACGGGTACCTTGACGGCTGGTGGCAGCCTCGTTGGCCGTTCCCAGACGCAGGTGGCGATCAACGAGGTGCCGGAGCCCGCTTCGCTCCTGATCCTCGGCGGGTCCCTCTTGGGCTTCGGCGTTGCCCTCTATCGCCGCCGGCGCAACGACGACGTAATGCCGGCGTAGAAGCGCACGCGCGTAGACTGGAGAGCGAGCGAGGCTAAACTGAAAGCAGCCGGGCGGGGCGCCCGTTCAAACGCCCCGCCGGCCTAACCGCAACCCGTGTAAGGAGCACAGGGTCATGGCTAAGCCGACAAATAGCACGTCCTCTATCGTCGTCGTCCCGTTTCGGACTGATCAGCTGATCACGATCCAGCGGGAAGACGGCATCTATGTCGCCATCCGACCGATCTGCGAGCGGTGCGGAATCGACTGGTCATCCCAACTGCAACGCATCAAACGGCACCCGATTCTCGCCGAAGCCGTGGTTATGACAACCACACCTTTCACGCGTCACGGGCAGGAAGAGGCCTGCCTGAGGCTCGATTACCTCAACGGTTGGCTGATGGGGATCGACAGCAAACGGGTCAAGGAGGAGGTCCGCGCCGACGTCATCGCGTATCAGCGCGAGTGCTATCAGGTGCTGTTCGAGCACTTTTACCGCAAGACCGTCGGCTCTGGAGCGCGGCCGAGACGAGGATTGACAGAGGAAGAGCGAGCGGTGCGGGCGGACCTCGCCACGCGGCGGCAGCGTGTTAATGAAATACGGGCCGCGACACGGACGCTGCAAGAAATTCGCTTAACCCAAGGCGTTAAAGCGGCGGCAGCAGCCGCGCCCGAACTCTTTGCGCCATTCGGCATCAATCTCGAAGTCGTCGAGCCGCCGCAAGGTGAACTGCCGATTGACGACAACGGCAGGGTGCACTGAGATGGTCGAGCTGGCGATCTATATCGTGTCCACGGTAATCGTCCTCTATACCGCCGTGCTTCTGGCGGGCGCCGCCTTTGCGGCCCTTCTGTGGGCGCTAATGGCCGTGTGCATGCCGTTCGTCTGGGCTGCTAAGGGCCTGCGGTGGATGTACGCGGCTTGCGCTCGCGCGGTGCGGTCAGGTCTGCAGCTGCGCCGCCCGCCGCCGGGGCTCCCGACCTTATAGCGGCCCCGAGGGATGGGTAGCGTTGGGCCACGTTTAGGCCAGGGTAGAGAAAGCTGCCAATCGCGCCGGGGATGGCCCCGGCGATTTGGCTGCCGGCGCTCGGGTCTTCGTAACGCCGCACACTGCGGCCTATGACGCGGTTCGCCAATTCGCCGAACTCCTGCATCAGCGTATCGCCCTTGGCAAAGTCAGCATGGTGCCGGGTGTAATCCTGCTGCTTGACTGCCTCCAGCATGTCCTGCGGGGTGAACTTTCCGCCGCTGTCTGCTCGATGCGACGCCGCGCCCTTGAGGCGCATCGACATAGCGTAAGCGTAGTCGATATTTTTTAAAGCCGGAGCCAACGCCTTGTTGTTGACGTAGCTGAGCAATTCGTCATGCAGAATGGTCTGCACCATCCTTAGGCCTTCCCCGATCTCGCTGTTGCGAAACTTGGTTGCCTCCTGCCCGAGATCGCTATCGACCTTTTTATATAGCGGGCCATCCATCGTATCGGTCACCTGGTCGAATCGGCCGAGGACGCGGTTATCGATTTTTGCCTGCAGCCGCCTAACATCATCCGGCGCCATTTCCCGCATTAACTTCTGAAGTTCCGGATTATTCCAGATCGCCGCATCGACATACATCTTGTCTATCGGAGCCAGCTTCGGCAGGAGTTGGTTGTAGGCGTCAGAAATCTTCGTCTCCATGTGCTTGATCATCTCGTGGCCGGCAGGGACCGCGCGCGGCATCACCGCGCCGATCGGTTCCAGCGCCTGGCGGACGGCCGTTCGGTTGAAGTCATCGACGCTGCGCCCGACCTGGCCCTCGATATAGCCGCGCAGGATCGGGAACGCCTGCAGCTTCCTCTCGGCGCCCTGCATGCCCGTCCGCATCCCCGGCGTCAGGTTGACGCGACGCCTAGCCATCTCGGTCGCATCAACCCCGACACGCGGCGAGAGTACTGCGCCGAGCCCACCGGCCGCTCCGCCGGCCGCTGCCCCGAGTCCGGTCTGCGTCGCTTTCTCGGCCCAGTAATCGCGCTCGCTGGTGACCGGATTGAGCGCGCCGGCAGCCCCACCGCTCGCCGCGCCAACCCCGATCCTCGTCCCCGCACCGCCGCGGCTCGCTCCGATCGCCAAGGGAAGCGTTGCCACCGCCTCGCCAATGAACTCGCCGAGCCCGGCCATTCTTGGGTTGGCCCGCGCCGGAGATAGGGGCTGCCCTGGCCCCGGCGCGTAGGGGCCACGGTACTCCTGCTCGCGCTGCCGGATCGCCAGATCGGCCTGTTCCGGCGTCTCACCGGTCGCACCCGAGCGAGCACCCATTTGGCGCAGCGCCGCCCCTGGGTTCATAAACCCGTGCAGCAGGCCCTGCCACAAGGATTGCACCATGCCCGGCTGCTCGACCGGAGCTTCCGCCTCGGCGCCGACGCTGGACAGCCTCTGCCCCGCCGCAGCCGGCGCAGGAGCGTCCGGGATGTCCGACAATTTCATTGGACTGGCTCGACGTCTGGATCGTTCGGATCGCCACCGATGACGCGATACTGCCTACCACCCTTCACAATGATGTCGCCTGCCTTATAGGGCGGTCCGGCTCCGCTTCTTTGCTGTCTCGGAGGCGGCGCGGTTGGCACCGGCGCTCCACCCGAGGAAGGCGGCACAGCACCAGGCGCACTCGTCTCCGGCAGTGTCGCCGCACGCTCGCTCGTCAGCGAGAGGAAGGCTTCCCGGCCCTTCGGGCTCAACAGCTGCGTATCGAACTGCTGCTCGCGCACGGGATCGCCCCGGGCGAATTGGGTGCGCAATCCTTCGAGCCGGCCGCCGACCATGTGCTTCAGCATGGTAAAGACCCCGGCGAACTGCTCGGGGGCCAACATCGAGGGGAAGTTCCCCTGCATGCCCGCACGGTCACCACGAGTACCGCCGGTCGCAGTCAGCAGCCGCACCACCTCATCTGCCATGATATCGCGCGCCGCTTCGTAAGTTGTCGGCTCCGGTCTGCCCATCTCCCTGGCGACCTGGACTGCAACTTGGTTCGCTCGTGGGAGCTGCCCGTTGCCTAGATCCTCGGCGTATTGCTGCACCCGCAGGATGTGATCCGCCACGGTGTTGAGCGCGATGATGTTGCGACCCATGATGCCGCCGCCCATCGCCCGCATGACCGAGTCGTTCAGGATGCGGTTGGCACGGTAGTAGTCGTAGTCGGTGCCGCGCGCCCACGGATTGTCGTCGAAGAACTGCTGCCGCGATGCCTCCGCCTCGGAACGCGGCTTGGTGTCGCCGATCCTGAGAACTTTGCCTTGCGGCAGCACCCTCCCATCCGCGGTGACCCAAGCGCCCGCATCCGCATCAGGCCGCGCGCTTTCCCGAACCAGCACTTGGTTGGTTTCCGGGTCGCGGATCTCGATGTTGTGGAAAGTCGCGCTCTGCGGCGTCCTGGCCTTAATCTGTGCCTTCTCAGCCGCATTCCAGAACTCGACCTTCTTCGCGTTCTTCTGCTGCTCTGAAGCATCCGGGTTCTGTTGTACCCACTCATTGAGTTTGGTTTCAGCATCAAGCGCCAGGATGTCCGCCCGTCTCGCGCCCATGCCGGTCGCGGGCGCCCTCTTCGATACGCCATATTCCTTCTGAACCGTCAGCCGATTCTGAAAGAGCACCTCTGCCAACTCGTCAGGAGTGGCGTCTGGATTTTCTGCCGCCCACGCCACTGTTCGGCGCTTTGCCTCGGCCACGATTGCGGCATTCTGTTCACCAGCAGCTGAGCCTCCGCCGGCACCACCCGCACCAAGCTTTTGCGCGCCGCCAGGCGTATAAGGCTCGCCCGATAGCGTCGTCGCCTTCCCGGGACCGTAGAAAAGATACTGCTGGTTAGTTGCCGGATCGGTCATGATATCCGGCTTCCTCTCTCCAACACGCAAGTTGCTCTGGAATTTGGCGAACTCCACCTGCCAATCGTGCTGGCGTTGTTCCTTGTACAGTTCGAGCTGGATCTGGGCGTCCGGCGCCAGCAGCTTCTGGGCGTGCTGCAGCGCCAGGAACTTGGTGGCGTCGTCGGCCCCCGGCATCGCCTTCTCGATCTGCTGCACGAGACCCTGAATGCCCATCCGGCCGTAGACGCTCGGCGGGGTGATCCGCGCGGTTTGCTGCACGCCCTGCACGACCTGCTGCTGGACCTGCGCCATCGGGTCGGCGGCAGGTGCCGCGGTAGCAGTGCCGGGCCGAGGGGTGGCAGCGCCAAGCGGGGACGCCACGGCTGGCGGTGGCGTGCTGTAATCTGTCGGTGTCGCAGGCGGGACGGTTAGGGGCTGTCCCGTCGCCCTCGAATAGTCGGCCGGCGTGATAAGCCCCACCCCAGGTGGGGACAGCGGCCCCTCTGGCGTTGGCGCGTCCGGGGTTGGTCGAGCCCCGCCGCCTGCAACGAGCGTGTCCGGCGGTCCGGTCGGCCGAGGCGCGCCAAGCCCCGCCGCCATGTCCGTGGGCATCGCGAATTGCCCAGAGCCGGCGGCAAGATCGGTCGCCGTCCCGGCATCGCCGCCGAGGTTAAGACCCCGAAGCGCCGCTGAAAATCGTTTGTTGTAAGGCTCCCACCGACTAAATCCGGTTTCGCGGTAGATCGCGTTCGCGACAGCCTTTTGCACCTCGCGGGGCGCTGAGATTGCGGTGGGATATTGAGCTACATCGACACCGGCTTTTGGCGCAAACTCCATCCACGTCGGATTGGTGATCTGCCAATAGCCGCCAGCCGAGGATGGGCCGGTGACGCGCCCCACTGAAGGGTTGTAGCCACCCTGCGGCCCGACGACTCCCTGCATGATGTTGCGGTTGCCGCTCTCGAATTGCGGAATAAACTCGACCGGATCGTTGGGGTCATACTTATTCGTTAGCGCCCCGCCAGCCCGCATTCCGCCCCCGCCCGCCGGCGCTCCGCCACTCGGCCATCCTTGAGATCCGCCTCCCACTTGCGGCAAACCCTGAATTGGCTGCGGCGCGCCAAAGCCCCCTTGGCTGGCGACACGGAATGCCGCCCCTTGAGCCTCGCGCTGCTGCCGCAGCTGCCGCTGCTCCTCCTCGAACGCCTGCATCTGGCGCTGGGCCTGCAGCATCCATAGCGCCGATTCCTGCTGCTGCCTGTACTGCTCCGCGAACTGGCCGATGCCGGCGCCGATGGCTGCGAGCGGGAAGGCCATCGCATCACCTCACTGCGGCAGCATAGTTGACCATTTTATATCCGAGCGGCCCCTCGATCACCGCCTCGGGGTGAACCCGCTCGACCTCGTCAGCCATCAGCCCGACCCGCAGACCCTCGCTCCACTTGTAGCGGAAGAGGTAGACCGGCAGCCCGTTCTTCAGCGTGCCGATGCGGGAGATGTCGCGCTTCAGGCGGCGGTCAGACCCCAGCGCCAACATTGGCAGAGCCGAAAACGTGCTGCTGCCGAGGGACGGCAGGAAGCTGCTGCCGAATCCTGTCGCGGCAGCGGTTCCAAGACCGCCAGCACCGGCACCGCCGGAGAGACTCCCAAGGCCAAGAGACCCAAGCGTGCCGGGGAACATGCCGCTCGTCGGGTTGAACAGCATGTTGGCCCCGGACAGGAGGCCGCCAATCCCGGCAGCCTGCTGATTGAAGCCGGAGTTGGTGAGCTGGCCGCTGATCTGCGCCGCGTTCCGGCCGCCGGCCAGGTAATCCTGTAGCTGGCTCATCATCGACAGCGGCAGGTTGAACTGCTGATTGCCGAGCTGGGTCGTGCCGGTCAGTTGCTGCAGCAGGTTGGCCAAGCTGTTCTGCGCGTTGCCGCCGATCGTCGCGCCGGTCGCGTAGGGCAACCCTCCGAACTGCGCGGTGTTTTGGGCGAGGTTCTGCCCCAGGCCCTGCGCCTGCCCGAGCGCCGAGCCAAGGCCCGACAGCAGCGTATTGCCCGCCCCGACGCCGGAGATCCCGGCCTGGTTCTGGGCCCCCAGCGCCTTCAGGATCGAGTCGATCTGCGACAGGTAGGTCTGGCCCGGCAGCGCGGCCGAGGTCGCGGCGAGACCCGGTGCCTGCTGGAACAATGGCGAGGCGGCTCCCGCCGCAGAGGTCTGACGCCCCAGCTGCCGGTCCTGCCAGTCGAGATCGAAATTGGTCAGCGCGGTGTTGGCCGTACCAGCGCCGTAGGGCGAGGTGCCGACGCCACTCATCGCGTTCAGCGCATTCGCACGGTCCATCGTGCGCTGCTGCCCCCGGTTGAACAGCGCTGATTGCGGGTCGAACCCGGACATCATGATGCCCTGACCCATGCCGTAAAGGTTCTCGGCCCCCTGACCGCCCAGCGCCGCCCCTTGCTGCGCCCCGCCCATCGCCCCGCCGAAGTACGGGTTGTTGGCGACATCGCTCACCGCCTGCCCGTACATCGGGTTGAAGGCGTTGCCCATGACCTGCGGCAGGTAGCCCAGCATCGAGCCGGCGCCACTGACGAGGCCGGGGATCTGGTTGTAGATGTCCGGCATCAGGCCGCCGTAGAGATTGCTGGCAGTCGCCGCCGATTCGAGCGCGCGTCTCTGGTTCTCTTCGAAGTGCGTCGGCTGACCACCCAGATAATCGCCGGTCAGGTATTGCATACTCGCCTGCTGGCCGGCCGGGTAGAGCTGTTGCGCCTGCGGATAGGCCCAGGCGCCCGGCGTGCCGGCACCACCGCCGGACGATAGGCCGACCAGCGGGCCGGCGATCTGACCCAGCGCTCCCGCCACCTCTTTTTGGGCTGGTGGCGTCATCAGGCCGGCGCTGCCGGGGCTGGTTGCTGGACCCACTTCTATGTCCTCCCGGCCAGGGTCAGCTTCTCAGGCCCGACGATGACGACGCCCGCCTCGCCCGGCCCCGTGTAGTGGATCGGCACGCCCCACTTTCGGGAGCCTTCCGCCACCGTGACGACCTTGCCGTGCGCCCAGTAGCCGGGAAACGAGACCCGCACCTTGTCGCCGGGCTTCAGGCTGTCAGGGTTCATCGAGGCACCGCCAATACAGCGTCGAGAACGGATGATATCCCAACCTTAGCATGAACGGCATGAGCGAGCGTTGGCCGTCATGCGCCATGACCCATGAGACTCCAAGCTCGCGTAGCGCCGGCTCGACCGAGCGCCACATCTTCAGGCCCACCTGCCCCGGTGTATTGCGATAGGCCGGCGATAGCCAATGGCCGTAGTCGTATGCGAACAGCGTGTCTTTGTAGTCATGGTGCGGCGCGATCAGAAAGCTCAAAAACCCGGCTAAAGTTGAATCGACGCGGCAGGCCCAGATCCTGTACGACCCCTCGGCCTCCAAGCGTTGCAACAATGACCAGTCTGGATTGACCGGGATCAGATCCCGCAGCGGTGATAATTCTTCCGTATAAGCCCGGATCATGTCCCCGGCGTTCGGCTCGGCCAGCACCTCGGCGAGGGGCGACCAGGCGCAACGGATCTTCAGAACCGCCACGTCTGATTGCCACCCATCAGCGACTGCAGTTGCATCTGCCGCATCAGTTGACCGACAGGATCCGGCATTACCCCGGCGCCGCCATCGCCAGCCTTGATAAACCCACGCTGCGCCGGGCTCAGAAATCCAGATTGATATTTTGCGCCGGACGGCTCGTCGCTAACCGGGTCGTTCGGGTCGCTACGCCAGCCTTGTTGCGGGTCGAGGTTCGGGCGATTCCACGGCGATGGCGGTATGCCCATAAGCGGCGGCGTATCCCCTCTAAATTCGCCGGTGTGAGGCGGAGCGAACCCTTGCCCGGCGTGAGACATCGCCGGCTGTATCACGATGTCGTTGGTCCAGCGCGCCGGCAACGCGGCATTAACCACATCGTCGCGATAATTAAGGCCCATCAGCTGCTGCAGCTGCATCCGCATCATCAGCTCGCGCAGCAGTTCCTCGTTCATGGCCGCCTCGGCACCCCACGGATCACGTCATGTTCTGCTTCTCCGAATCAGCGCAGTCCGGGGACGAACAGAAACAAGCCAAGCAGCAGTACCGCAATAAAAGCAAGGAACTGACTTCCTGCCGCGTAGGGTTGCAGCGGCGGAAAAGGCAGCAGAGTGAGAAACCAAATAAAAAGAGTTACGGTAAACAAGATCGTGAGGATCACGGCTGCCACCCCTGCTATGATGCGCGACGGGCCAGCGTTCTCAGCGCTAGCCCGCCACTTGACCCGTCTTTCGAGGCAAAGACATGGCCCAGAACAAATTGCTGCCACCAGTGGTGTATCTGCAAGCCTGTTTTAGGTACACGCCAGAAACTGGATTGCTGATCTGGCGCGAGAGACCCCGCGAGCATTTCGCCGATCTTCGCAGTTGGGCGCGCTGCAACACGATGTTTGCCGGGGAGCCTGCTGGAACCATCTCGGCATCTGGCCATCGGGTGGTCGCGCTCGAAATGGTCCGATATATGGCTCACCGGATCGCGTGGAAGCTGACAACCGGCGAAGAGCCGCCCGCCATAATCGATCACATCAACGGCATCCCATTTGACAACCGATGGGAAAATTTCCGCGCGGCGACAACGGTTCAGCATGTCGGAAACCAGCGTATCCACAGGAATAACACGTCAGGCTATCGTGGCGTCGCTCCGCACCTGGATGGTAAATGGATTGCAAAACTAGGCAGGCGATACCTTGGTTTATTCGACACCCTAGAAGCCGCCGCTGAAGCCTATGATGCGGCGGCCCGCCAGCATTTCGGCGAGTTCTATGCGCGGCGATGACATCATGTCGCCTCCCTACTTCGCCGCCGCCTCTTCCAACAATCGGCGCACCACGTCGCACGGCTCGACTACCGACAGCAGCTTGCCATCAGCCAGCCATACCACACAGCGTGCCCCGGCCGTCACCGCTCTGTTGCTGGCGTCGGCCGGTGCCTTGGCGTGCAATGCGGTGACCTGCGACGGGGCTACCGCTACCTCGCCGCCATCGGCCCGGTGCAACATTGCCATGCCGCAGAGCAGAAACGGGGCGATCAATCAGGTCACCTCGACCAGTTTTTCCGGCAACTCGATCTGCCCGCTCCGCATCACGCCGCCGCCGTCAGCACCGGCTTGATGGCGGTGAGCAGAGCCGTCGTCGGCGGGCTGCCGGTCGGCGGGTCGCCGAGTGTCGGCATGCCGCTGGTGCCGCCCTCGGCACACTCGTTCCAGGCATACACAATCATGATTTTGTCCGAGCAGGCGACCGGGTTGGCGCCGATAAAGTCGATGCACTGCTGCAAGTGCCCGGCGATCTCGGCGTTGGTGCCCCTGACATAATACTGGCTGGTCCCGACCCACGGGACGCGGCTGCTATTGGCCAGCGGCTGCTCGACTTGCGGCCGGACATCCCAGCCCAAACACGCATTCGGAGCCACCTTGTGACCGGTCGCCACATTGGCGGTCCAGAGCGCCGCCACCTCGGCGTACATCTGCGCCGCAGTCGCCGGCATCGCCACCGGGCGCTGCGTCGGCGAGTAATTCGAGATGCAGTCGCCCGTGACGATCGACATAATTTCCGCCGAGGTGCGGTCAGCCCCCCACGGGTCGCCCATCGCGATGATGTACGGATTGCCGGCGCCAGCCGCGACGCTCTGCGAGCGCAGATAGTTGCAGGCCGTCGTGACGTTGGCGGTCGAGCCGGCGAAATTCGGCGAGAGTTCGCTCTCATGCCACCGTATCGTTACAACCGGGCGGCCGCCGATCTTGAGATAGTTTGATGTATTAAAGTGCGACACCCAATAGTTGCAGTTGGCCTGCCAGCCAGCCGTGTCGGACCACGGGTTAAAGCCGAGCGATGCGATGCCGATGTGACCGCACCATTTCAACGAGGATTTATAGGTCGAGCTATCGTACAATTGCCAACCCTTCCATAGATTGGCATCCGCCGGCGTACCGCTCGCCTTGGGGCCATACCAAACAAACGACCATGCTTTTATCCCGGCGGCGGCGGCGGCTTGTATCTCGATGTCGGCGTCAGCCTGCGTGCCCTCGCAGGTAATCCTGTCGGAGCCCAGGACTTTGCAGAACCAGGGCGCGCGAAACTGCCACCGCTGCGGCGATAATTGCACATGATACCGCCGCGTCACCTCCGCCTCGGCGTCGTACCAGGCATCCCATTTGAGAAAAATCGGCCAGACGCCAGTAGTCTGCGCGACGACCGGGCGGGGGCGGATCAGCGAGGCCACCGCAGCCCCGCCAACGAGGGCGCGCCGGGTTATCAAAGCACGGTCCATTGTGTCTTGTCCGCCGTCGCCCAGACGTGCCACTGCCCCGCCTTCAGCGCCTCGATGCAAACGCTGGCATAAGGCTGGCTCGACGAAATCTGGCCGCCCACCGCGCTGTTCGTGCCGCCAAAGGCGATGCGGTCGGCCGGGTCCGCCTTGATGATCACCGCCCCCGCCTCCTCGACCAGGAAACAGTAGTTCAGCGCCAGGAGCGGATTGACCGAGGGCAGCTGAAACGTCGTCGGCGACGCCCCCGCCGTGCGGTTGTGATAGCGCTTGCCGCTATCCTCCACCGGCACCGCGTTGGTGCCTCCGGCGATCGTCTGGCTGACGTGCCGGACCCCGGCAATCTGCACCCCATTGGCGGTCGAGCTGAGGACGCTGGACCCCGTCCCCGATGGCGTGGTCACAACAAAACTTCCCAGCCCGACGGGCGACACGATACTGACCTTGCCGGTGCCCTTAGCCTGTAATTCCAGATGCACGTCCGTGGTGCCATCCGCCTCAAGGCGCGCTATCGCGGCATTGGTCGCCACAAATTTCGCCCACCCATTAGCGTGAACACTGCCCGAGCCGGTGCTCTCAAAGCCGAACTCACCCAGGACCCCAGCGCCGTTACCGAACAGGTGCCGGCCGGTCACGCCGACACTGGCGTAATTGCAGTCCGCCACCGCGCCAAGTGTCGTCGTGCAAACCCGGGTCGCCCCGTTACCAGCATTGCCGGCCTGCTCGATCGCGTAATCCGTCGCGTTCGGCTCGCTGTTGATCTGAAATTGTACCTTTGCCCCAATCCCCTCGCCGGTCGGGGCGTAGGTGTAAAACCGGGTCACCGCGTCAGCGTTGGGCGGCGTGCCACCTTCCGACTTGACCGTGCCCAGCTCCAGGTTCTGCCGCGCCTCGGGCAGCTTGGCATTGCTGGCGTCCTGGTACATATCCGCCGCCGCCGGCAGGCTCGCCAGCAGGGCCAGCAGGAGGGCCAGGGCGCGAGCCATCACAGCGTCCCCGGTATCAGCTTGATCGTCGCGCCCAGGAGCTTGCAGGTGTCAGTGCTGGCCGTCACCGTCTGGCAATTCACCAGCACATACGCCGAACCGGAACCGAACCCGCTGGCAATGGCCGGCGAGCCCGGATGGCTCGCCGATATACCCAAGCCCCCGTCCGACGAGGTCGAGGAACCAACCTGCGCCGCATCCGACGACGTATTGTGAATAATCACGATGCTGCTGCCGCTCAACTTGTCGCCGGCATCCAGCACCGACCGATGCACCACCGTCCCCGCCGTACAGGTACTGCCAGGCGTACACGCGCTGCCGGAAAACCGAACCACCATATCCTTCCGGTTTGTCGTTACCCCTGCCGTGTCAAACAACGCATTAACCCATACGCTATCGTTCGGCATCAAGATCGGTAATTTGAAACTCAGCAGGTTCCGTTCATCGGTGCCCAGCCCAGTATTCGTCCATACCGCCGGAGCATCCCAGCGGCTATACAACACCGTCTCGTCCCCCCGGCAGCTCACCGTGATGCCTGATGTCGTATCGTCAAAACAAACCCGGCCACCCAGGAACCGCTTAACATTCCAGATGCGCGGTCGTTGCAGCAGGAAATTACCGCTCACCACCCACAAATCTGGCTGATCGATCAGCACCACCCCGGCACTGTTCAGCGTGCGCGGCATGCGGATCTCGGCGCCACTGAGCTGTACGTCGGTAATCCCCGGCCCGGTCTTAAACAGAGCAATCTGCGCCTGCGGCTGATCGTCCATAAAGGTGAAGTTAGGGAGCCGAGGGCTAGGCTGCGGGATCGGCGTCGCGCACGTCGGCAACACCGTCACGCAGGTGCCCGTCAGGAGAAATCCGTAGGAGAGCGGGTCCTGCTCGATCCTGCCTTTGATGTATAGAGAGCGATTATCGGTCGCGTCGCTGTCCTGGTACAAAATCACCGCGTGATCGCCACCGACGCTCAGAATGTATGCGTGCATAAAAGTGTGCGCGTGCGTGCCGGAAAGCCACATGCTCGGGCTCGATGTCGCACTGCGAAACTCGCCGGATAGATACAGGTTGCCGCCAAAGCTGCCAGCGTCATCCTTCGGCAGGCTCGTCACGTCGTAATACTGGGAACGAAAATCCCAGTGGTTCATGCCGTCACCGATATAGGTAAAACTCTGGCTGCTGATCGTTGTCGCCGCCACGGTCTGGCTGTAGTTGACCGTGTAGGTGCCGGCGCCGCCAGTGCCGGTGCCCAACGCCGTGATATACGTCCCCGGCATGACGTTGGTGCCGTCGATGCCCATGCCGACGTAATAATTGTTGGTTACCGTGCCGCCGACCGTCAGCGTCGTGCCGGCAATGGAGGATGCCGTCGATACCGCTCGCGGCATCTGGTTCTGCAGAAACGGCTTCCTCCAGTGGTTGCTCTCGCTCATCACGTTGAGCACCACCGTCTGCGCGAAATTACCCGTGATCGTCAGGCTCTGCACAATGTTGGATGCCGCCGTCTGGCCCAAACCGTGCCGGCCGAACTGAAACCCCACCTTGGGGGCTTTCGCCGGGTCTTCCGCCTTGATGTACAAGTTGGTGTACTTGACCCGCTCATTGCCGACCGCATCCCACGCCACCAGATCTTTCGCGGTCGTCCTGATCAAGTTACCGGTCGCCAGGAACTCGATACCGGAGCCCCTGAGAACCGTCGCGTTGATCGATACATCGGCCAGGCAGATGCCCTGCGGCAAAACAATCTGCACCGCCGTGCTGCCGGTCACCAGCACCGTCCTGGCATAAGCAATCGCATTATTGATAGCGACGCCGTCCAGCTCGTTGGTTAGCGCCGTGGCAGTCGGGAACTCCGCCTGCGCCGCCGCCAGGGTGGGATACCAGGTCGACAGCGGATGGCTGGCACCGTCGCAGATCGCTCCCCTGGTCGCGGCAAGATGCGGCTCCTTGATGGAAATCGTCTTGTCCGGGATCTCCAGGTTCACCTTGGCTTCCGGCAACTTCGCGTTACTGCCGTCCTGGTACATATCGGCCAGGACCGGCGTAGCCAGCAACAAGCCCAGTACCAACGCGAGAAGCCGGCGCATCATGGGATACCGTAAAAGCTCTTCTGGTTGGCGATCAAAGCCGACCGCGAAGCCGGGGGCAGCACCGTGTTGTCCCAAACGATCAGCTCGGTCTGATCAACCACCGCCGCCGTGCCCGCCAAGCCCTGCACCCCAGGCGTCGTATTGCCGGTAGCCGTGCCGGTTGTTTCCGTGCCGTCGACGTTCATAACGCTGGTGGCATCGCCGGTCAGCGTCGCTACCACCGCATGCCACGCCGCCTCGGCCGCTACCCCGGCTACCCCGCCACTCGCACCGCCTTGGGACGAAATAACCCCGGCACCGCCAAACCGGATGCGGTTCAGCGTGCCGTTCTGCCGCACCGGCACTGTCAAGGCGGTGCCGCTGTTGCGTACCGCCACCACGCTCATGCTCACTACACCAGTAGCCGGCGTGATGTTCCCCGCCGTGGCCAGGATCATCGCCACCGAGTTGTACCGGAGGCAGGGCAGGGTGTCTTTGCAGTTAAATACAAACAGCGGCTGCGATGCCGGGGTCGTCTGTATGAGGTCGTATGTCGCACCGCCACTGTCCTGGTTGTACCAAGTGCGAACAAAACAGCTCGTCGCAGCACAGTGCGCCACCGCCGCCGCCGTATCGATCGGCGCCCCCGTGAAGGAGGTAAAGCCGAGGAAATTGATGTCCAGCTCAGCGTTGTCGCTGGCCCGCCGGATGCGGATCGCCGGGCCGGTGTAGGTGCTCTTCAGCTTGCGGAAGGAGTAAGCGCCGCTCGGGGCGGTGAAGGTATCCAGCGGCAACGGCATCCAGTAGTCGCGCTGATTTGCCGCCAACGCCGCCCTCTCCCCCGCCGGCATTGCGTAGTTGTCCCAAAACACCGCTTCCGTCTGACTACACACCACAGGCGCCACAATCGTCGTGGTGATCCCCGCCGTACCCGCCGCCGTATTGCCCGTTACCGTCCCCGTCGTCTCAGTGCCGTCAATGTTCAAAACGCTCGACGCACCCGCAATCACCCCGGTCGCTACATGCCACCCACCATCCGATGCCGCCGCGGTAATACTCCCAGATGTGCCGCCGGTCAGAATGACCGAAGCCGCCGTCGTGCCGATGGTCAGCCGGTTGCCGGCCGAGCCGTTCTCCCGAAACAGCGTGCAAACCCCCGTGCTGCCGCCAGAGCGACGCCCCACCGCGCTGAGACTCACCGTACCGCTCGCCGGCGTCACGCTCGGCCCGCCCAACGCCTGCGTGTTCACCGTCCACTGCGCGCACGGCAAGGCGCCGATGCAGCCCGCTAAGTACGCCGGCTGGTTCGCCGCCGCCAACTGCACCAGATCCCGCCCGTTGCCGCTCTGGTCAAACCATGTCTGTACCGTGCAGGCCGTCGTGCAAAACGCCGTCGCCGCAGCCGTGTCAAAATCGTTGCCGACAAAGCCAATATCAGCCGTCGTCGCGTCAACCCGCCGCAGCTTTACCGCACTGCCAGCGTAAGCCGACAGCAACTTGCGAAAACTGTACGCCCCAGACGGCGTCGTGAAGCTGTTCAGTGGTGGACTCGTGCCACTGGCAGCAGCCCCCAGCACGCCTGGCGGGCATTGAAAGCCAAGGCACTGCGCCTCGGCCGACGAGGTCGCCAGCAACGCCGCTATGAGGGTCGCCCAGCGGATCATTCGTAGAGGCAGGTAAAGGGCGAGGAGGCCGCGCTCGACAGGATGCTGACCGTGGTCGGCGGCGGGAACGCGCCCTTCCAAAAGCTGATGCCGTTCTGCCCGGCGGCGCCGACCGGCGAGAGGGCAATCGAGGCGGCAGCGTTGGCGGTAGCGGTGCAGCCCTTGGAGGCGCAGACCCAGAGCGTCGCGGTGGCGCTCGGGTTGGCGATCGTCAGGAACTGCGAGGCGAAGGTCGGGCCGGTGTTGCCGGCCGCCGGGAAGACGATTGCGGCTGCTGTCGAGGTCGCGGTCCCCGAACAGTTGCTGGGCTGCGACTGCTGCGCGAAGGCCGCCACGGCCCCGGCGCACAACACCGCCACCACCGCAGCGGCGATGATGGCCCGCTGCGCCCAGACCGTCCGGCGGTCCGCCCGCTCGAACGACTGCATCAGCTCCCCCACTCCATCGAACATCTCACCGCCTCCTTGAGGCTATTGCGTCTGATAGACGCCGCTGACGACGATATTGGCCCCGGACCCGCCAGGGTAGCCGTTGTTGAACAGGCGCACGTTGATGCGCGGGCTTGGCGTCAGCTGCACCAGGCCCCGCGTCATCGGGCCACCCACCAGCGTGCCGGGCAGCACAAAGGCGTTGTGCGCCGCAGGGGCCAGTTCGGCCGGCAGCGCGACGTTGATCGCGGTGGCGCAGGTGCCGTTGGTGGCGATCTGGATCTGCACCGACAGGAACACCGTCTTGCCGATAACCTTGGAAAGCACGTTGCCGGTGGCCGAGGTCAGCGTGCCGGCATTGCAGGACAGCGTGGCGGGCGCCGCCGACCAGGCGTTGGTGAATGCGGTCAGCTCGGCGCTGTTCTGCCCGATGCGCCCCGACGCCTCGTTGATCGCCCGGCGCACCTGATTGATCGGATCGTTCAGCGGCGGCACAATCGGCTCGGTGATGTCAGGCAGGTGCTGCGCCATCACCGGAGACGCCAGGCAAGCCAGCAGAAAGGCGGCGGCGAGCTTCACTTCTTTCGGGCGCTCCCTTTGAACTTAATCGGCGTCTTTTTGGTGAAGTCCTTCAGCTGGGCCTCGGTCATTCCGGTCTTCGTCTTCTTGCCGGCCTGCAATCGGCCAAGCTCAGCACCCATAAAGCCTCGCTGCTTAAGCGTCTTGCTCGGCATTACCGCTTCCTCTTTTTCGCCATCCTGGCCTTGTCGGCCTTTCGGTCGACCGCCGACTTCTCGAATGCTTTCTGCGTCATACCGGCCTTTTTCGCGCCTGCCCGGTCCTGCCGGATGTCTGCCGGCGACCCCTCACCTTTGCCGCGTGATGGCATCTTCCGCCTCCCGATCAGTCCCGCGAAATTGCCTGAGTTCATTACGGCCAACCCGTGATACAAAGGTGGCCTCGAAACCCTGTCAGAGCGTCTGACATGGCTAGAGGGCTACTACAGCTACACCTTACTGGCGGGCTTCGGCCCGCTTTTTTTCGGCCTCGACCTGGGTCAAAAACCAAGCCCACAGCGTCGCTTGTCTCGCCTCGGCATCCTCGGCCTGCACTTTCAGCATCGCCTGCTGCAAGGCCAACTGCGCCTGCATCGCCTGCAGCATCGGGTCGGCGAGGCGCGGGTCAACCTGCTGCGCCTGAGCCAGGACCGGCAGGAAGGCGAGGAGCAATGCAAGCCACCGCATCGCTACCCGCCCTGCGGAAAGCAGACGTAAGAAAATGTCGAGCTTGCCAATGTCGGCGCCTCGACCGTGAACCCGGTCGTGTTCAGCACGGTCAGGCCGAACCCCGCGATATTAAGCCCCGACACCACACAGGCCGGGGTAACAAGAAAAGCAGTACCAAATGCCACCGCACAGGAGGTTGTGCCGGTGCCGGCGGCAATATATCCCGACATATCGGTTGCATTTGCCCCAAGAACCGGGCCGGCACCACACGCGCCAATGACCGGCGGAACAAGCCCGTGCCCGGTGATCTTGTACTGTTTGGACAACACATGGCCGTTGTAGGTAATACCGGCCTGCGGGCCTTGAGTGGCATTGTCGATTACCAGCGCCACATTTCCGGTAGGAGCGGCCGACATCAACAACTGAGCGGCGTACCCGACGCCGTTATTCTTGAACAACGCGGACGTTTGTGTGCCTGACGGCATCTCCTCCACCACAAGCCCGAACTGGCGGAAATTGGTCAAGTAGGTGCCGGTGTTGAAGGCGAAATCGCTGAAGGAGCCGCTCTCGTTCGAGACATAGATACCGACCGAGCAGTCGTTGGTGCCGCCGGCGGCAGCGTGACCGCAGGTCACCTGCACCCCGTTCGCAGTGCTGCCCGCGTTCGGAATGGCGGTGCTGGGCGGCAGATTAATGTCGGGCGCGTTGCCGCTTCGGTTGCGGGTGGTGAATTCGGCCGCGATGGCGGTGCCGGTCGTGGCGTAAAGCTCACTGAGACCATAGACGCCAAAGACTTGGTTGCCGGCCGAAACGGCACTGACTCGGCCATACCCGGCGGTGCCGGAGGGCAGCGCAAAGGTTCCGGGCGCAAGGTTCATGTCCACCGCGCCGATCAGCGCGTTCTGGAATCCGTTGGACCCAACCATCAGCGCCGCCTCGCCAAAGGGCGCGGTGCCGGGAACGGTGATGCCGGTTTTGGCTGGGCCGTTGTTCTTCAGAAGATTGCCGGTCTCGCTGTTCCAGACCGCCAGATTGCCGACCGTGGTGATCGCGGGGCCGAAGACGCCCGGGGTGGTGTTGATGCAGTCGCGCAGGCTGCTGAAGTTGACATTGACCTGGGTCGCGTTGAACGGCGCGCCCTGGGCGAAGATAAAGGGGATCGGCGGGCATGCGGCCTGCGCCGCCGCCGACAGGGCAATCGAGATAACCGTAAGTGGTATCAGGTACTTACAGGTCATTTCCAGTATACGAATCCTATCGTATCGATAAACCGCATGACGATGGCGGCGCCGGGGCCGTACCCCGACGTCGGAGCGCCCGGCACCGGGACCGCTGCACTGTCTTGAATGGTCAGCGCCGCTATCGGGGCGGCCGGGCAGATCTCGACCGTGTAGGTGCCGCTGACCACCGGCGGCAGTAGAATCGTCAAGGTCGCCAGGGCACTCGTATTGATGTAGAGAGACCGCGTCCCGTCCGGCAGCACCACCGTGTCGCCGCTGGCCGGTGTCACCACCAGAACCGGGAAGGTCTCCGTTGTCGCGATATCGGCGGGCGAGACGTAGTAGGTCTGCTCGGTGGTTGCCGGGCCGCGCACGATCGCCAAGCGGTCACTTGCCACTATCGGCAGCGGCAGTGCCGTTGTATTCGGGTCCTGAACCAGGAAGAAGCCGAAGGTTTCGCCTATCGCCATCAGATCGGGTCCGGCCGCATGTTCACGTTGCCGTTCGAGCGCAGGATGGTAACCCCGTCATTCGACAGCAGAAAGAAATCCCCGGTCGGCCGGAACGCCTCGACCTGCGGCACCTGCAGCAGATAGCCGAGCACTTGGTAACGCATGTAGAAATTGCCCAGCGTGATGGTCGCTGACGACAGCCCGCGGATATTGATCCGGCCCTGCTTGAAGACCAGCGGCAGGGTCCACGGGATTTGCCGTTGGCGGATCGTGCCGGGATCGGGGCCGGTCAGCGTGATACCGAAGAACGAGGTGCCCCACAGCGCCGGCGGCACGTTGAGGCCGCGCAGGGTGACGCCGTCGAGCGGGCCGCGGATCTCGTCGAGGAAGTCGATCTGGGTCTGCTCGTCCGGCTGCAACGCCACCATGATCGCCGACTCGATGATGGTGTTCTCCGCCATCTCGCCGGTGTCGGGCAACAGCGAGGTCTCCCACTCGTATTCCAGAAGCCGGCCGTTCTCGACAAAGGTGAGGTTGATCGGGTGCTGCTCGTCGGGCGCTTCCTGAAAGATGCCGAGGCGGGCCTGCGGCGTGATCAGAAAATCCGAGCGCCACTGGCGGCACAGCGAGGCCGCGCCGGTGTGCGGTCCGGTCCACATCTTCCGGGTAATGTCGAACCAGTAGGACGACCACGAGCCGTCGATCCGCGGCGTGTCGATCCGCAAGGTCCGGCCATTGACGGCGGCGCAGATGCGCGAGACCGGGGCCGGCATGTCGTGCGGCGGGTTGGAGACCTCCAGGAACGGCTTGACGACGCCGTCGCCGTCCTGGCCGATGGGGTCGGAGACCTTCGCTTGCAGATCGATGAGGCGCAGCCCTTCCGGCGACATAAAGAAGAGACCGAGCGGCGAGGGGGCGAGCGAGTTCGGGGCGAGGGTGCCGGTCAATACCGGCAGCAGGTTCATCTGCAGATTGCCGGTCGCCGGGTCGCCGGTGATCTGCTGCATCCCCTTGCCTTCCTGGAAGGCGATGACGGCTTGCACGATGCCGCCCAAGAGCGCGTTCGACAGCATGATCGGGGCGACCGCGGTCACCGGCATGCCGTTCGCCGGCAAGAGCGCCTGCGTGTCCTCGGTTCTGACGCAGGGCAGGAGGCTGTCGGAGAACGGCACGCCGCTCTCGCCATCGGCGAACCAGGCGCGACCGCTCATCTGCACGACCCCGAGGGGCACCTCCGGAAGATTGTTCGGCTGGGTGTCGCCGGCACCCCACAGCGGGGCCTCGGGAGTGCCGCCCGCGACCGTCAGCTCGACGCCCATGTTGGTGCCGGTGAGCGGCGGCACGACCTCGATCTGGGTCCCGCTGAAAAACAGCGTCGTCGTGCCGGTCAGCAGCGCTGGATTGGACATGACGATCAGATTGCCGCCGGCGGATAAGAGCGTCGTCGCGGGCGGGATGCCGACACCGGCCACGTCCATGCCATCCGACAACCCACTGGCGCTGACGGTGGCAAAGGCGTTGTTGTCACCCGCCGTGATGCTCGCGACGATCTCGGCCGTCACCGCCGTGGTGGAGACGATGACGGTGCCGGGGGCGACCCCGGGGCCGCTGACCGAGAGACCCGGCTGCATCCCGATGGTGTTCGGGTTGCCGGTGATATGCGTGTCGGAAAAGAAGGTAAAAGCGGTGCCGTTGGCCGTCGCGGTAGCCGCATTGCCAATCTCGACCTCCTTCCCGATGGCCGAGAAAGGGACGCCGGCGGCAGTGACGGTGGCGCTCTGGTCGAGGGTGATCTGCGTCGCGGAATCGACCGTCAGGATCTGCGAGCCGGGCGGAATGCCGGCACCCTGCACGACCATCCCGACATACATGTCGGTCGTATCGGGGATATTGATGACAATGGCCGAGGCGGCGGTGGTATCGCCGGTGGCCGAGACCGCGACATCCTCAATGCCGACAATCGTCGTGCCCGCCGGAATGCCGGCGCCGGTAATGCTGAAACCGATCTGCGCCTCGGCTGGCGGCACCCCGGGCGGCACCCCGTGGATCAGGAAATCGCCGATAACGGTGTCGCCGATAAACACAAACTGCTCGACGGTGTTGGCGGTGATCGTCGCCTCAAAGCCGCTGATATCGAACCAGCCGAATTTGATGTCACCACCGGGAAATCCGGTGTGGGTCACCAGGATGCGCGTGGCGACCTGCGCCAGGATCGGTGGCACCCACTTGCCGGTAGCGGGCGGGCTCACCGGGGTATTGGCGGCGGTGATGCCGCTGACCGGGATCGCCACCGGCGGATCGACCGAGAGATCGTAGGCGAAGGGCTGGTCGTGGCCAGCGTGCAGGCTGGAAGCAACCATGCCGTAGAGCGTGTCGCCGATCACGGTGAAGCCGCTGATAAAGCCGGCGCCGGCGACGATGTCCGACAGATCGATCAGATCGCGCGCCGCCGGACGGCAGAGAAAGTTGCCGCGCGTCGAGGGATCTGGCACCAGGTTGGTCAGCGCCCGCATCGACCCGCGCGCGGTGTTGGTCCCGTCTACCGCGTCGCTGAGACCCTTGGCTTGAAAATTAACAGCGGCCGGATTGCGGAGAGAGGTGGCCATCTCAGCATACCGGGAGCATCAACGCAGTGCCCAGCGCGAATGTCAGCAATACTTGCCAGCCAGCGTGTTTTGTTGACTTGGCCCGACGATATCCCCCTCCGGGAGCAGAAGCAAAGCTACGGGCATCTAGCTGGATTGACTGCGCGCGGTTCTGTTTATCCCCGTCTTTCTGCAAGTACTTCCGTATCCGCGTGTCGGCCAACGCGTGCAGGTTTAGGGCCCGTTGGTCGTCGCTGATCTCGCACAGCCGGGACGCCAACTCGGTGATGAGATAGCCCTCGTCGGGGAACCACGGCACGGCCAGGTGATTGACGATTGGCGGCATCTGCCGCTGGTAGCGCACGGTGACCGGGTAAGTGCCGAGCGGCGGCGGGTAGACATAGGCCTTGGGCGCGATGCCGAAGAACACGCTGGCGCCGTCGAGGCTGCGGGAGGTCGGCAGCGACAGCGTGATCTGGCTGGTGGCCCCGTTAATCGAGAGGATGATCGAGCCCGGCTCGATCCCCTCGCCGGCGGCCGAGAGACCGACCGTGAGGCCGGCTAAGGTCGGCAGGTTCGAGACCGTGCCGTCGGTGCCGGTGATGTCGCCGGTGGTCGAGAGGATGATCCGCTGCGTCAGCGGGCCGCCCATGTCGGTGGCCCACAATTCCGGGGTCGATTGCGAGGGGAACTGCGGATAGCCGTCGAACTCGGCGATGTCGATCGGGGTCATGTAGATCGGCTGCCCCGAGGGAAAGGCCGGGGTCGGGTAGAGATACCACGCCGAGCCAGAGGCCCCGGTGGCGCCGCTCGACCCCGAGGTGCGTAGGTAATCGAGCGGCAATAGGTAAGGACCGCTGCCGAACATCGAGGCCAGCGCCGGGTTGAAATTGAAATTGTAGACGCCGCGGGCCAGCGCGAAATCGTGGTGCTGGCAGATGTCGCTGAGGATCGCGTTGAGGTTGCGGATGCCGAAAGTGGGCAGATACCCCGGCACCTTGGCGCGATAGACCGCCTCCTCGAGAAGCTCGAAGGCGGTCAGCATCGGCTATTCGGCAGCGACGATCGAGAAGACTGACGGCACGATCTGATCGGGCGGTTCCTCCGGAGGCGGCCTCCCGGCGATGATCGCCTCCAGACGCGGGATTTCCAGTTCGTCGAAGCGGATCGTGTCGACGATGCCCTGGAGCGCGTTCTGCGCCTGGCTCACCGCGTTGACATCGACGCCGAGCGGCTGCGCCCGGTCCGGGTTGCGGCGGGCAGCAGCCATCTGCTGGATGTGCGCCTCCTGCTTCGTGATCGCCTCGTGCACCGCCCTCTCGGCCTTCGCCAACTTCTCACGGTTCTGCTTCAGCCGCAGCCTGGCAAACGGCAGGTCGTGGATGGCTTTCTGCCGCGCCGCAGCGCCGCTCAGTCGGTCCATCAGCTCGTTCAGGTCTGCCAGCGAGGCGGTGCGGTCCTCCGCCACCTCGTAGGCGATCATCTGCCCCTCGGCGATCTGGAAGTGGTAGGCGATCTTCATGCCGGGGACGGCGATCATCTGATTGAAAACCGGATCGGGCATCAGATGCGCACCATGTTGGTTGCCTCGTGCTGCTGGCGGCGTAACCCGTGCAGCCGGCCCTTGCCCTCGAAATCCAGCTCGTTCTGCTGCAGGCAATAGAGGATATGCCGGATGTCGAGCGCCCGGCCCAGCGGCATCGTCGCCTGCTGCCCGTGCTGGTACAGCGCGCCGTCAATCGAGATGCCCTGCGCCACGACGCCGCCGGTGTCGGACACAAAGGGCAGGCTCGGCGTCACCTTGACCCGCTTCGCCATATGCTCGCGCACCCGCTTGCGTTCGGCCTCCTCGGGGGTCAAAAGCCCGGCCGCCTCCCGCGCCGTCTCCTTGGCCCGGTCGCGCGCCTGCTGCGCGAGTTGCTTGCGGCGCTCGGCCTTGGCTTCCCGCCCGGCCTCGTCGAAGTGCTCGCGTAACACGTCCATGCCGAGCAGTTCGATCGTCTCCGGGGGCAGCATCGAGAGGTAGATGTCGAAGGGCGTCTGCGGGCCCGGCTCGACGACCGGCTCGGGCTCCGGCGTCAGACCCTGATCCTGGGTCAGCGCCAGCTCCTCGACGGCTTCCTCGACTTCCGGCTCTTGGCTCACGGTCAGGGTTCCTTCCTGTTGCGCGGGCTTGGCCCAGCGCTGCCTGCGCGCCTCGACCTCGGCCTCCGCTGCCTCACGCCGCTTGCGTGCGTTGTATTCGCGCATGTATTCGCGCTTGGCCGCGCGCTCCTCCGGGGTCGACTCCTTCCGTACCCGCCCCGCCGGCTCGGGCTCGACCGGGTCAGACGGCGTCTGATACTCGAAATCGTCTGACATCAGGCAAAGGCCCAGTTAGGCCCGGCAACCGCCCGAGCGGTCACCAGGACGACGCCCCCGGTAGACGGGTCAATCGCGATCACATCACCCGGATAGATGCGGATCTGCCCCCGGTTCGGCACCGAGAGGATGCCCTCGTTGGACAGGCCGCCAACCCCGGAGATGTGCGCGACCGGCGTGCCCACCGTCTGGTCGTCCTTGATCAGCTGGTTCAGCGCCGCCACGTCGGCGATGCTGGCCGGCCAGGTGAGGGCGGTCAGCGTGGTCGCCGCCGTCGTGCCCGCAGTGCCCAGTGCCATCGGCGAGCCTCCTCAACCAGCGCCCGAGAAAAACCCATTGATCTTAGCCAACTCGGTGGCGTTGATGATCGGCGTGCCGGTCGAGCCGGCAAAGGTCGCGGAAGCCGCGTCCAGCGCCGTCTTGATATTCGCCAGCGTGATTGCCCCCGCAGTGCCGGGGATCGGCTCGGCGTCCTGATAGTACTTTGTCTGCGCGAACGAGGTGGCGCCCGGCAGAAGGCTCTGCCCGTAAGACGGATCGTCGGCGTTGAGACCGCCCATGCCCGAGGGACCGGCACCACCCGGCACCGCCTCGACCCGTATCCGCACGCTCACCCGCAATCCCATTGCTGGCATGTCGATTACTCCTGATTAGCCGGATCAGCCGAAGGCTCCCGTGGAAGAAGCAGTGCTTTCCATGGCTGCAACGAAGCGTTGGTTAAGTACAACCCAGCCTTCCATAAACTTGTACCCCCAACTCCTTAGTTGGTTTAACGGGTCGCTCTTATCAGCATCGCTTAACTTGAACCACTGCACATTATCCAGCTTCAAGGTAGCGAACGCTTCCTGCCCGAAGACATAGGTGCGGTACACCGTAACGCCGGTGGCCGGGGCGGATGGCGGGATCTGGTAGAGCCCGAGGCCGGTGATGGTGGCGACGGTGCCGGGCGCCAGCTGGATCGCATGTCCGCTGTAAGGGCCGCTGGTCGGGCCGCTGGTGGTCAGCCCGAGATTGACTGGCGCGGCGCCGGTGCCGACCCCGACATAGATCGCGTAGGTGAACCCGGCGGTCGAGGGGACCGTGACGGCGATGCCGCCGGTGGTAACCGAGATGTCGTTCGAGAGTTGGTAGATGCGCGATTCGTAGAAATTTTGGTTATCCCAGCCGGTGACCTGAACCGTGTAGGTGGCGGTGGCCAATGACCCGACGGCGTTGGCGCCCTGCACCGCAGCGACGCCGGTCCACGATGGCATCATATTGCTTTCGCAAAACACGATGCCGCCCCAGATACCGTGCTCGTTGATATAGAGGTGGTCCGCACCGGAGTACTGGTAGGTCTGCACCACCAGCGGGTTGTTGCGCAGATCCTGCATGACCAGCGGGTTGCCGATCGCGACGTAGTGCGCTGCCTGGCCGGGGGCCTTTTTGCCCTCGTTGAAGTTGTAGTTCATGTTGCGCAGCACGGTCTCGCCGGTCTGCCCGTTCCACATCGGCGCGCCGATGACCTTCATGTTTGAATAGGTGCGGGTGACCGTGGTCGGGTCGAGGTTGTTGCCGGCGACCAGCGCGGCGCGGCTGCCGGCCTGCGCTACGTAGTTCACCTGGGTCACGCCGTTCAGCATGTTCCAACCGTTGCGCTCCTTCAGCTGCATCATCTGCTGGCCGAGGAGGTCGGAGCCTTTGGCGAGGAGGTCGTCGGGGACCGTCTTGACCGCGACATCGGTGAAGACTAGGCGACCGCCCCACTGGAGCGCGACGCCGGTGACCTGCTCGAAGCCCATCTGCTGCGGCGTCGGCGGCACACCCTCGGCGATGGGCGCAGTGGGCAACGGCAGGTAGGGCCAGCGATTGGCGGTCCAGGTGACCCCAGCGCCCTCCTTCATTTGCTTTACGTCGGCGAACTGCGTCAGCACGATAAAGCGCTGCGCGTTCTGGAGTGCCCGCCGCTCGATCGTGCGCTCGATTGCGCCAGCGTAACTGGCTGATGTGTTCGTCGTCGTCGCCATGCCCTTACCCCTCCGTCACGGGGCGGGGCATCGCGGCCACCGCCTCAGAAGATTCCCTTGCGCAGGGCCTCGGCGGCCATGCGGGCGTCGAATTCGGGATCGCCCCAGGACTGCTTGCCGCGCCCGGCGGCCCCATCTCCGCGACCATTGGTAGGCCGAGCTTGGGCGCCAGCAACACGCCGTGCAGCGGTACGTCGCTGAACGCTTGCTGTGCGGGACGCACGATCAATGGCATCCCGTCCCACCAGACGGTGAAGGATATCGTCTCGGGTGGCGCGCAGGTTTCCCCGCTGGCGCTCAGCATTAAGCTCGCGCTCGACCTCGTCCTTGTACTGGGCGTGGACGCGGGAGGTGCGGGCTTGCTGGTTGAAGTCGCGTTGATCGATCCGGTCCTCGGTTTGCAGCTGCTGCATCAGCATCTGCTGCTGCGTCTGCTGTAGCCCCTTATTGTAGTAGTAGCCGGCGACTTCCTGCGCCGACATCATCGGGAGGTTGTCCGCCTCCCACCGCGCAACCCGTTCCGCCTCCTGGTTCTGCTGCTGCGGCTGCTGCTGCCGAAGCTGCTCCGCCGCGCGCTGAAATCCCCGGCCTTCCGCCGCTTCCCGCTCGGCCCGCTCGGCGCGCTCGCGCCACCGTTGGGCCTGGGATTTACGGCCTTGCCTCGGTGCCGGAGGCTCTACATCTCCTTCGCCGTCTTCCGCGCTTGCGCCTTCTTCGTCATCCCGCCCTTCCCCTTCGGCGCCTTCGCCTTCAGGAAGGCCGGCATCGTCTTCTTCGCCATCTTCGATTTCGCCAAGATCAAGCTCCTCGCCCCCTTCCGGGGGAAGCTTTGGATCGTCCGACATTGCTTTCCCTTCAGCTGTCCGCCGCTTGGGCGATTCGCATGAAGACCCGCACCCTAACGCCGTGCGCGCGTGCAATCATGGTAAGTCACAAAATGTGGTGTTGGTCAACCAGATGTGGTTTCGATATTGCGCCGCAGCGCTTCTTTCATCGCCGGCAGCATGGCAATCCAGCGCACTCGCAGCCCGTCCTCGACGGTGCGGTGGCGATGCCGGAAAGAGAGGCCATGCCGTTTTGCCAACCTTCTGACTGCTCTGCCGGAGATCCCCAGGGAGGCCCCGACACGCGCCGAGGTCCAGCCGGCAGCGATCTTCTCGCGCAGCCACTCAACATCAGCCGCGGTCCGCCGCATCACTCAGCCAGCCGGACGGGAACACCCAGGATAGTCGAGCCGTAAGCGCCGATGCAGTGTGTCCCCTCGCATTCCCGCCTCAAGCTGCGCAACTCCGATTCCGACAATTCCACATACACCGGGGACCCTCCATAGAGCCGCCGGTAGCGGCAGAGGAAATCGCTCACACGAGAAAGCGTGACCATCACATGTTCCGGGGAAGCTGCGTACCGCCGGCGGCGGACGCCTGATCCGGATGGATCATCCCGGCGGGGCTCTTAATGAGCCTCGGCCCGGCCGGCATCGCCCCCGGCTGCGGCTGCTGCGCACCCGGCGGCCGACCAGGCCCCTGACCCTGCGGCCCCGGCGCGCCCTGCGCCTGCTGTTGCATCTGCTGCATCATTGCGGCCTGCGCCTTCATATTGCGCTGCGCTAGATGGGCCTGGAGATGCACCCGCATCGTGCCGGCGAGGTCGCCCGTCTCCTGGATGCCGCGCATCGTCACCGGGATGTGCTGCTCGTCGTTGTCGAGGGGATGCACCGGCACCTCGAACCCGGCCGCCAGCATCTCGTTCTCCTGGTCCTGCGGGATCGTCAGCTGGTCGCGCTGATCGACGATGATGCCCTCGCCGAGTTCGGGTCCAAAAGCGTTGGTAACCATCTGGCTGACCAGCTTGGAGAGCCGGATCTGCACGCCTTCCGCCGCGAGGCGCTGCGCCAGCGCCGGGTTCTGCAACACATTCAGCAGCGCGGTGCCCTGCTGCGCCATCATCGCGTTCTGCCGGACCTGCTCGCCGCCGCGCCAGACAAAGGTGAAGCCGTTGCGGTTCTGCAGTGGCGAGACCGACTGCATCTTGGCCTTGCGGCCCTCCTCGCCGAACATGCGAACCAAGAGGTCGCGGTCGCGGAACTGGTAGTCGAGGTCGACGATCCAGGCCACCGCCTCGGTGAGCACCCCTTCCAGCGCGGTGACCCGCATGGCGGTGGTCAGGAGATCGACCGCCTGCTCCTGCGCCACCATTGCCTGGCTCGGCTTGTCGGCCCGGGTCTGCTGCGGCAGCATCGAGGGGTTGACGCTCAGCGTCTGGAAAATCGCCTGGAGGGCCATCTGCACGCGCGTTGCTGCGCGCGGAGTAAGGTCAGGAAATGTAAGAAGCTCGACCGAACCGGGTGGCGCATCCCAGACGGCGCCAACATTGTAAACCAGCGGCCCATCGACCTTTTCGGGATCGCGAGCAACGATTGGCGCCGCCGAGAGTGTGGCCGCATCGGCGCCCTCGTTAACCGCATCGTTCGCTTCATATTGCAGCGATTCCACGTACTTGATGAGGCTGGGGCCTTTGATCGCGCCGGACATCTTCTTGACCGGGCGGCTGATCAGCGGACAGCGGTCGTTCCAATAGGGGTTTCGCTTGGCCCCGAGCTGCGCCCGGTTCGGGCCGAAGAAGACGCGGCAGAGGCGCTTCCTGCCCTTCTCGGCGTATCCCTTGTCGCTCAGCGGCAGCATCGCCCACGTCTCGAAGATTTGCGCCGTCTTGCCCTTGTCGTAAATCCCGACCTGTTCCAGCTTGTGCTTGTCGGTGTCGCGGTGCTCGCTCTCGGCGTTGGTCATCGAGTCGAGGAGCCCGTCGGCCTCGTCGTCGCGGATATTGCCGGCGGCAACCATCGCCTTGATCTTCGCCCTCGACCAGCGCCGCAGGATGGTCACGCTGCCGCCGCAGGCCAGCGCCTCCTGCACCGTGTCGGCGGTAAACGGCAGGATCAGCACATCGTTGTCGGCGAGAACCTCCAGGCACGGATAGCCCTCGACGATGTCCTCCTCGACGATGTCGTCGATCTCCTCACCGGGCATTTCCTGGCCGGTTTGCGGGTCGATGGGGCCATGTGTTTCACGTGAAACAATCTGCCGCTCCAATTCGGCCCAGTCCATGTAGAGGTTGTACTGACCCTCGACGACGCCGTTGCGGGCGAGTGGTTCCGCCACTTGTGTTTTGACGCTGCCCTCGCGGATATAGTGGTCGAGGATAGCGACTAGTGCGCCTTCGGTTGAACCGTCCGAAGCGATAGCTTGGACATAGCGACCGCCCTGCGGGAATAATTGGTTCACGTCGCGGGTAACGATCGCCTCGGCGCCGTCGTGGATGATCGGGAAATAGATATCGGCGATACCGTTGTAGTATCTGTGCTGGTTCGCCTCGCAGTTGTAGCAGTCCCAGTAATCCTGGTTCTTGTCGGCCCGATCCCTCTGGTCCTCGTAGCCGCGCTTGATATCGTCGAACAAATCGTCGAGGCGGTGGCGGATACCGGATTTGGGCTTCGCTCCGGAAGGCGGCCGGCGGCCGAGCAGATCCGCGTCCCGGCCCAACGGCTCCGGACGCGCCGGCTCGGCCTCCTCCATCTCTTCTTCTTCAGGAAGCTCGTCGTCTTCCAGATTCGTATTCTTCCCGTTCATCGGCGGCATGATGGATTACCACCCCCTCGTCGTAAAGGGGACGGCACCAGCAGTCCTCGCTCGGCTCGTGCTCCCGCAAATCATCGAGCGGGATGACGTGCGGGAAATCGACGAGCCACCGGGTCATTTTCTCCCTTGACAGCGAGCCCGATTTCATCGCATGCGCGCACGCGCGTTCTTATATTACTGCATCCGCTACGCGGCCTTGGCCTCCTCGACCGGCGGGTTGAGGCGGGCGCGGATCGCGGCGACGCGGGAGCCGATGCCGGCATAGCGCGGGTCCAGGTCGATCAGCTGATCGAGGATGGAGAGGATCTCGTTGAAGGTGTTGACGGGTTCCGGGGCCGCCTTGGCAGGCTCGCCCGGCTGGTGGCCGGCGGCTTCGCTTTCGGCGGCATTGAGCTTCGCCAATTCGGCCTTGTCGGCATCGTTCAGCTGGTTGCGCTCGTGAAGCAAGCGCAGATCGCGCAGCCGCACGATTTGATCCTCGGGCATCGGCTTTAGCGCGTTCTTCGCTTCCAGCGCCTGTAATTCGGTCTTTTCCTGGGCCGAGCGCTCGCCTTCCGGTTTTGCCAAGAGTTCGTTGCGGCGGGCTTGCTCCAGGGGAGCGAGCGTGCTCGGCGGCGGCGGGGCTGGCTGCGGCGGCGTCGGAACCGGATTCACCGCTCCCGGCCTGAATGTCGGGTCGTCGGGGTGCCGGTCGTCGTGATCGTTGGAACGTGCCATCGGTCATCTCCTTGCTGGCATTGCGGTCCTATAACGGTTGCCGTGGCGATCCTCTCCCCACGGCTGTTGCGTATCCTCGTCTTCGCCATCGGCGGCAAGCGTTTTGCGCTGCAGGCCCATAAACGATTCCAGCCCCTCCATCAGGAGGCGGTACGGCCCCTCCTCAGCGTATTCCTGGAGCCGGCCGCGCACCAGGGCTCGGGCGTAACCGCCGGCCAGGCTTCGGCATATCCACCGGGCGCGGGGGGAGACCGCGACAGCGGGCAGGCCGCGGCTGATGCGGCCAAGCAGATCCTGCAATTGAACCTGGCCGGCCGGAGCCTGGCCACCCAAGCGCAGATCCGCCGGAATCTGGCGGATTGCCTGAAGAAGCCCGACATTCGTGTACTTTTCCTCGTGGTGCGGCGGGACGACCCAAGTCGGCGGTTGGTTGCGGGTGACGAGCCGGTCTGGGACCGGCGCCTTCAGCATCGCGGCCCAGGAGCGCGGCCGGTCCTGCAAGAGCGCCTCGCGCGGCGAATCTGCGACGAGGATCGACTCATTATATATGGGCTCCGTCAGCTCGCCCGGATTGCCCTCCCGCACCCAGTCCCGCAGCAGAAGGAGGCGGCCGTCGTGAAACTGGCAGAGCACCGCCGCGGTCATGCTGCCGGTCGCGTTGGCGACCAGGAACAGCGGCCTGGTCGGGTCGTGTTCCAGATCCGGCACGATATGGTCGGCGCCGAAGCCCTCGTAGACCGGGAGACCCGGCCGCATCTGGAGCGCATAGGCGAGCGCGTTCGGCGCGTCGATCTTGCCGGTCGGATAGTTCAGCAGCTGCTCGGTCAGGGCCGGGAGCGGCTGGGCGAATTCGCATTCGCGGGCGGCGAAGAAGGGTTGCAGACCCCGAATAAAATCGAGTTTGCCGCGCGGCGCTCGGACGCCGCGCACCGGCAGATAGGTGCCCCGCCGGACCATCTCGTGCCGCAGCGGCTGCAGCAGGAACTGTTCCAGACCGTCAAGCTCCACCCCGACCCAGACAGGGTCATAGCGTTCGGCAATGTCAAACGCCAGAGCCACGATTTCGTCGGGAAGAAGAAACTGTGCATCGGCGGCCCAGACGACGAGGCGGTTGCTGACCCACGACCAGACGGCCCAGCCGGTGGTCGCGCTGGTAGAGCCCACCGTCCTGGCCGGGTCGATCATCGCGTAGCAGGCTTGCCAGGTGCGCTCTCGCGGGGCGACGCGGATCATGTCCCGGGTGAAAATCCGGTCCGATTCCGAGAACGCCCGGCAGAGCATCTCGCGCTCCCAGACCGCGAGTTCGCCGACCCGCTCGTAGCCCTGGCGCTCGCGGTCGATCTTGGAAAGCGGCCAGACTTCCGGCCAGGAGGCCTTGCGCTTGCCGTCCTCGCCCAGATACTCGACCGGGTAGGTCTGGCACGGCCAGCCCCACTCCTTTTCGAGCTTCACCGGCAGGGATTCGGCGTCCATCGGGGTGGCGCGGATACGGACCTTGCGGTTCGGCGCGCAGGCCGGCAGCAGCTCGGAGAGAAACCAGCGCAGCGTCTTGCGCCGCTGGTCCGGCGTCTGGACCGAATCCGGGCTTTCCACGTCATCGACGAAGATGAAGTCGGGCCGGTGATCGAGGTGCTTGATGCCGCGGATATCCTGGTCTCGACCGATGGCCTGGATGCACACCCCGGTCGTCGTCACCAGCTTCGTTTGGGTCCAGGCATCGCCCTTGAGATCGCCGAAGGCGGCCTGGATCCAGGGGTTGTTCATCAATTCGTAGGCAACGGCCGCGAGGCGTTCCGCCGCCCGGGTCTCGTTCGAGGAGATGATCACGATGTTGCGGTGCGCCATCAGGCAGGCCGCCAGCACGATGTCCTCCTCGCCCAGCGTGGATTTGGCGCTGCCCCGGAAGGCGAGCCGGATGGTGTACTGGTCCGTCGACCAAAAGTCGGCCACGAGGTCTTCGTGGAACTCGGCCGGCGGGGTTGGCACGCCGTCATACTGGTGACGGTGGGCAAAAAGTACTTCGTGACTGGCCCACTTATCCTCGGCCAGGATCTGGATGATCTGCTTTTTGGCGGCCAGGACGGCAATCGCGTCCGGCTCGGCCGTCTTCATGGCCCGAGCCAGTGCGAGCCGGGCCCGTGCGCCATGCCGTAGAGGAGCAGCGGCACGGCCAGCGTGGCGGCGAGGATGACGATGGCGAGCATGGCGGGGCCGCTCATAGCGGATCGATCCCCAAGCGCTCGGCCCGCTTGAGCCAATCGGC